TAACACGTTCTTTAACAATAGTAACTGGGCAGTATAATGTCCTTAGGGTAAGCATAGCAATATGCCCAAAGCGGTAAGTTCCTACATAACCGCGCTCCTTACAACTTCGGTTGTAAGTGCAGTCCTTTTATAAAAGCCTGGGTTTGGTTAATGCGGTGCAGGCCGTCCGTTAACCCTGTCAGTAGTATGGCAGTAGGCAGTAAGTTAGGTATACAGTCCGAAAGGATAGCACCAGGGCAAACGCTGAGGTGTAATTGAGTTGGCGCTCATACTGTTTACAGCCAAGCTAACGAATGCTGAGAACCAACAGGTAGATACGAGTCTGACTATTAGCGTAGAAAGGCAAAGTATTAGTTTGATAGTTGAAGGGATAACCGGAGACTTGAAAAACCGTTTAGTAGCTCGCAAGGCGAACGGCAGGAGGTGTGTTGTATTTTGTATCTAACAAGGTACGAAGCAACTGGGACAGCACATCTTGGTAGGTAAGTTAGCTCATCGGTAGAGCAATCGAATGTTAATCGACTGGTAGCAGGTTCAAATCCCGCACTTTTAAAACGCAAAAGACTGTCCCGGTGTAATGTTAAAGACGCTTAATACCACACTGTAAAGAATGTGGTGCAACAGAGCTCGCAAGGCAAAGTTGTTTGTTCGAAGAGATAACGTAACGGTTTAGCGACTGTGAACTGCTCGCAAGGCAGGCGGGGGATCAAGGGACGAGTAAGCATTACGCGACGAGAGAAACGCCACTCTCCAAAAAAGGCAGCGTTGGAAGGATACTAGGATAGTTTAAACGGCACCTAGTGGATAAGAAGCTAACCAGTCTCGCAAAAGGTTGGGTACGGCATTCAAAAGACTTTCCATTGTTAGCTATAGTCTCAGGCTAATTAACTTTAATAAATAGAAGACGGTATAGTAATTGTTGTATCGTCTTTTATTTGTTAACCGAATTGGTAAGATACCGTTAGTTAAGTTAGACAACCAAACGGCGTACCCATATTAAGAGCCTTGTCTAACACACGAAAGCTGAGATGCGCTGGATTGCTTTGACTACGTACTAAAACGTAGTACGCCCTAGAAGGTAAAAGTGTAGGTGACTTGGCAGTGGAATAGTAACTGTCTAGCTAATTCCTCAAATAATCAATAGGTGACACATGTTAGTAGTAGCATTACATGATGAGTACGGCGATTTTGATATACCTGTTCTAAATTCAGTTTGGATTTCTTCAGAATTTGACAGCTTAACACAAACAGGACTGTCGTCGGACACCTTTGATTACTCAGGTATCGACTATGCTATTAGAGAGCTTAGAAGGCTAGGCTTTAAAAATACTAAAATTACTAATGTTACAGTAGGCGGTGGACTCTAACCATGCACACAGAAATTACCACATACGCAAGCGAGCAAGAAATACTTAATTTAATCAACAGTTATTTTAACCTCGACGAAGATTCGTTGGTTGCCCTCGAAGAACTAGGTAACCAAGACTGGTGTATAACTGTTAAAGTAGCAAACAAAGGTGACATGGACGATCTATTAGAGGTCAAGAATGGCAACGCTCAATTCAGGACCACCGCAATGCTAAATCAGCTTTGTAGTGCAGGAGTATTGTTGCCTGGTAAATATGTTATTGATTGTACTTGGTAACATATAACACTGCGGAGATTAAAGATGGCCACAAAAAATGACGTGACTGGGGATACTATTCAGTCAAGAACTAACAGCAAACAATATGCTGAGAATTGGAGTAAGATTTTCGGCAAGAAAGATAAAGTAATTATCGAACGCAACCCAGACGAGAAGGGTAACAAACAGGATAGTAAGTAATATGCTCAACTGTACATGCGGTGAGATCGCAGCCTTTGCTGAAGACTACGGCTACGACTACGGGTTTAGTCAAGATCTTTCGGCTATTATTGACAAATTTGTAGAAAAGAAAGGTGATTGCGCAGTTACTGAATAATCCAGTTGACAAATTGCCTAATGATGCTATCATAGTAACAAATTAACTACACGTCAAAAGGCAAACGCAATGGCTAATAAATACACTCTTCCTGTGATGTACGATAAAATACCATCACGTGAAAAACGTCTGGTCAGAGAGCAATACATACAAGATCAGAAAGGACTGTGTATGTTTTGCGAACACGCACTAACTGAAAAGCCGCCTAGATCAGTAACTTCTAAGAAAGTAAACTGGGATCTGTTCCCACCATTCTTCTTAAAACATCCAATCCACTTACAACATTGTCACGACTCAGGGCTAACAGAAGGTGCAGTACACGCACTCTGCAACGCCGTTATGTGGCAATTTCATGGTCGCTAACTCAACACTAACCAAAGAGTAAATTTTATGGGATGCTGGAATAAAACATGTTCATTGACAAACCTTCCAATCCACTCGGGCGAGGAAGTCTATGTCTTTGTACTAGAGAAGAAAAACAAGTATGATAGCTGCTACGCTACAGGGCACTACGCCCCAATCCTAATACCGTTCGAAGGTGTTTATAATGACTACGGCGGGAGCGATGAGAATAGCGGAGTGGGGCTAACGTATGTGCTAGACGCAGTTAAGGAAAACTTAATAGAAACGGAAGTGGGAGAGAATGAGCGTCACGACATTGCTGTTACTCGCAGCTCTTTTGGAGAGGAACAGTTTTTTGAAAGTGTTCGCGAACAGCGTTTAATTATTGAAAATAAGTTTGGCAAAGAGTCCTATATTGACTTTGCAATGATGCGCAAAGACTGCGTGGACGCAATTCTTAATAAGTGGCAAATTGAAGACTGCAAATATAACCATGAGTCTAATGAGGTAAACTACTTTAAATACGGTTACAATGACCTTGTTGAGGAAGCAACTGATTACATCCTGGCAATAAAAGACCTTGTTGAAAAGAATGACGAAATAGGATTCATGCTTATAAACAACATGGCCGAATACCCAGTGTGCAGCAAGCTGGCGAAGACGCTAAACTTTAACGAGCACCGATTTAGTGGAATGTTACGAGGCCAAGGAATTGTTCGTGCACTAGTTGAAGCAGGTGAGATCGAACAAGCAGAAGCGTTCATCAAAGAATACCTCAAAGGAGCTATGCTTAACCTATTCTTTGATGAAACGCGCAAGCAATGGCTACCCGGAGGACACGAAGGTAGCCAAGGACAAGAATACGAGCCTTACGAATTGCTACTACAAGTGACTCAAGAAACTATCAACAAAAGAAAGACAGAAATGGAAGAATGGTAGTTGACAAACACTACAAAGGTGCTATACTAATAAAGTAAAGATTTACACTGTGCTGGAATAGGTATACAGGGGTGCGGAATAAGCCAATATGGATAGGCGGTGAAATATTAATAATACACCGTTTTGCGCTCAAGACTTGTATAACTGAGTCAGGCGAGAACTACCCGTTTCATAACAGCGCAACGTAATTGAAACATCCGGGTTCGATCCCCGGCAGTGTAAATAAATAATTCGGTCTGCTCATTACAATTAAAATGAGCACACGGTACTCTTAGCGCAAGCTAAGGGGCGCAGTATAACTAAACAGTAGAGCATACTGTGAAGAATCCTTATTCGGGCGAAGAAGCGACGGCTTCTAGGATCGGAGGTACACAAGTTGAACGCCAAGTGTTACGTAGTGATCTTTGGTATTGCTTGAACGCCACAGCTGGGACCTGCTAGGCAACCGAACTAGCTACTGCGTTAATGTCCTTTGCCTACGGGTAGAGGACATCTTAAAGCACTTTGACACAGAGTGCTTTAAGATGTGACAGATGCGTAGACTGATACGCAGTGCTTGAGCTTAGCGGCCAAGCATGAGACGAGGCGCTGACCCTGGGCAGATTTGAACAAACAGGGGAACCGATATTGGTCGCGAACTGTGTCGGGTTGCTATGCTGGAGATCAGTACCAGTTGTCACACTACTAATTCACGAGGTTAATATGATAACTAATTACTTGTTTCTAAATCGTGAGCTGCTTGATGATGTTTATTCCGCTCATGGGTCAACCCTTGTTGTTGTACAAAATCGAGGAGATGCTGTAAACTTCTTTAATGAATTGCTGATGTGCCATAAAATGGACACCGAGTCAGCTATGTGCTCTCACTCTGGGTTGTGGATATCATGCAAGGTCAGCAAGACCACAGTAAGGTCGATACGTGATCAATCATTTCGTTCGTCAATTCGCGGAGCTCAGTTCACACAGGTATTTACAGTGGGCAAAATGTACGAAGAAGACAACGAACTAATAGTAGCTAGTCTTCTGTGGCAGCCAAGGCAATCGCCAGAAGAATAGAGGTTGACACAGACAGTAAACATAAGTATACTGTGTACTGAGATAAGGGAGTAAGACAAATGAGATTTATTGCAAGATCTAAGTCCGACCCAAATATCAGCAACGGCGGAATGGAATATGATTCGGAGTCATCTGCACAATTACATGCAGACACAATGAACAAGTTAATTGAACGCTATCCGGATAAGCCATGGAACACAGACTTTTGGAAGACTAAACCAGAGGCTTGGGTAGTTTACAAAAAGTAATATGGCGGGTTGGCCGAGCGACTAGGCAGTGGACTGCAACTCTACGCACACAGGTTTGAATCCTGTACCCGCTTCCAAAATTTAGAATAGAGACGAAAAAAGAAAGAAATGCCGGAAAGCAGGTTCGATTCCTGTGGTGGTCAAGATGGCTGCTGAGTTGGACTCTATAAAAAATTCCGGAAGTCCTAGGTAATTGTCTCGAGGCTTTTACCTAGGGCGGTACTAATTATGCAGGCGGAGAGCGAACGGCGGTCCTGAGTCTAAACTATGAGTATACCGGTAAATGCTCGTAGGAATAAGACTTAACAAAGATTATAGATCTTTGTGAATAGGTTAGAATCCTGTCGTCTGCTCCTAATTCAACACAAAAGGTAATAAAATGAGCGCATTACTAGAATTAATTCGTGCAGATCAAGTTGCTGCACGAAAAGCAAAAGACACATTTGCAGCATCTGCACTAACTACTCTATTAGGAGAATCAAGCCCTAGCGGTAATGATACCGTTACAGATGAGCAGGTAGCAAAAGTTGTTCAGAAGTTTCTGAAAAATCTGCACGAGCTGTTAGAGCTTACTAACGATATAGCCGCACAAAGTGACATCAGAAAGGAGGTAGGTTTGCTGGAAAAATATCAACCTACTCAGCTAACACCAGATCAAATACGCAGTTTTGTAGCCGCTATTATTGGCGGATGCGGTGATGTACCTGATGCTAAAAAAGTGGGCCTAATGATGGGTGCGCTAAACGCACACTATAAAGGTCAATACGACGGCAAGGTTGCCAGCGCAATTGTTAAGGAGTTAATTTAACATGATAAAGTTGGGAGGCAAAAGCTTGAGACAGTTTCTAATAGGCAACCTAGCTGGTTGTAGTGATGGAAATTGCCTAGTATTCGGCACACGTGCCGGCATGCATACTAATGGTGGATGTAAATGCTTCGTCAACGCTGATCGATCACAGCTGAACATGATAGGACAAAAGTTACACGCAGTTATAACACACGACGAGAATCAGCCGCTAGGCAATGATCAATGGAAATTTGCGCTTTTAAAACTAGTGGCTAGATACGACATGGCAGATTGTCTAATGTGGACAGATGAAGAACTTGAGTTTGCGGTACTGTGCAATGACGTATTCTTCTGGGGTGGCGCAGACTGCGAGGAGATACTTGAAGAAGATCTGCCCCAGTTAGAGCAAGCGTTTATTGACGCAGGCTTCGAAGGCGATACACTGTACTGTGCAAGGAAACGCGAGATGCGTCCACAAGGTGCATTGTATGGCCACCTTGACCCTAAACATTGGCACTTGTTTGACGCCGCTGGGCCCGAGCGAGATCCTAAAGAATTTGGAAATACAGCTAAACCCGAAAAATAGTTAGCAGTAATATTTGACTTTTTCTATACACAGTGTTATTATTAATAAAATGCAAAACACACAAAGGTAAAGGTTATGAAATACAACTACGATCATAGAAGTTCACGTCACGAAGACACTCGCAACTATAAACAAGAAGCGCAGGACTTGATAAAAGGACTTAGCAGTAGCCAACTGTATACCCTTTATGAAATTGTTGTAAACAAACTTAAACATTCAAACTCCGAAACTCGAGACAAAGAGTTGAAAGCTGTGCAAGCAGTTATTGAGAAAGTCTACGGTATTGACCGTGACCGACTCCGTAGTATATACCAAGGTTACAAAAGCAGCATGGCAGCTGAAGCAACTCCGGCTAGTGGTTATAACCCACTGCTGAGAAAGAAGAAAGGTTAACTTAAAAATTCAACCAGCACAAGGACTAGTATGAAAGATTTTGATCAAGACAGCAATACGATTGCAGAGTTCATTAATACAATGACATCTTCAGATATTTTAAAAGCTTGCGAAATGCTTAATACCTACTGGACTGAGCATTGTGAACATACTGTCTGCTACTTTCATATCTTGTGCTGGACATTTCACAATCACGCTGCCAAAAGCGTATGGGCTAAGCTTGATTACAGACTGCGCCTAAAACTTAAACTACTGCATGGCGATCATCAATGACGAACACTACTGATCACAGTTTAGAGTACATTCGTCAGTATTATCAACTACCGGCTTACGTAGGTCAACGTGTTTGCTACCGAAGTAAGTTCACAGGCACTATTACAGGCGGCAGCGGCTCCTATATCAAGATTACGTTCGACGGCGCCGAACACGAGGATGTTGGAAGATTCCACCCAGACTGGGAAATGGCATATCTTGAAGCGGAAGAGTAAGAAGCAAAGTGACGGATGGATCCGTGTGTTAAAAATGCCGCCACCTAGGACTATGGTAATTGTATGGTGTTCTGCTGCTGAAAATAGCGGATTGGCTTACTGGTGTGGCGATCATTGGATGATGCCGGAACCACAGAGTATAGGCTACAACAACATTACCCATTGGCGCTACAAACCTTCTGGACCAAAATAGCCGTTGACATACCTCCTACACTACAGTATAGTGCGTACATATTAATTAAAAAGAGACAAGAGAGATGAACCCTTTTAAACGTTTCAAAGAATGGTTGTGGCCTAGTCTCGCTACTGACGACGAGGAAAGATTGTGTGCTTACTTACAAAGTTACGGCTGTCCGGACTGCGCTTGCGATACTTGGAAGGTAGGACCTAGCGCTGGGGTGGCTACCAACATACAATGCGCTGGATGTCACAGTGAATTTAGCATTTCAACTGTGCTAGGATTTGCTGAACGAATTAGGAGCAGGAAATGATATCTCGAACCTGGGAAATACTCAATGAACCACTAACTACGCTTGAAGTAGACATTAGAGGCCCTGAGGACATAGCCATTGCGCTGTACTCTTCTTACCACGATCAGTACGTAGACGTTGTGTTAACTGACAAAATGGCGCGAGAATTTATCGCATTTATTGAACAAGCAAAGGTAGCAACGTCATGAAGATAAGAATACTACAACGTAACGCAAATGAGTACAAATTACAAAGACGGTATATGGGTATTTGGCTTGACGGCCATACCAACGGCGAGTTTGGAAAGGACGGCGGGTATCAGCCATTCATTGGCAATCAATTAACTGCTGCTAAGGCTTTCAAAAACCAGCTAGAAAACACATGTGTACACATGCCAACTATATGGGGAGTCAAAGAGAGCGAGAATCTTTATTAAATAAATGTGACATAGTATGTGCAAATTGTCATAGAGAAATACACGCAGAAATGAGGAACGATCAGAAAGCATAAAGTACCTCTGGTTCCTGACCGCAGCCTCCTAAGCTGTGTCTTAAAGTTAGGTGGATGGTTTTGAGGTTCGATTCCTCCCAGGGGTTCCAAATACCCAGATACACAATTCATTGTGTATAGCATTGGCAACAGTGTTATACACAATGCAGAGTAGACAAGTAGAGTAGCATAGCTAACAACTGGTCAGCCGAGAGTCAAGTAGGCAAAGTATGGCCGTGGTACCCGAAACACAAATGTCTTGACAATGGGTATTCAGGGATCGGATGCAATTATGCCGACCCAGTATACGGTAGTTTACGGTGGAAATCCGCTAAGTGGTTTGCGACCCAGCTGCATTTTTAGTAGTTAGCACATTAGTTTAAAACATGACGGCTCGTAGATGTGTAAAGGGTACAAGGTCGCCGTCCTTCCTTGTACGCCGGACGATACCTAACCAGCACCTTGTTATAGACGCGGTGGCAGAGAGGCTATGCACCGGATTGCAGCAATCCGTGAACGCCGGTTCGAATCCGGTCCGCGTCTCCACTTACAAAGAGATTAAAAACAGGTTGACACATACTGTTTTACCACGTATACTATATTTTTAGTTAAGAAATAATAGGGCCTCTAGATTACAACCGAGATTCTCTAGTTAACCTTGCCTTAGGAGTCTAACTCCTTTGAAGCTGCTGGTAAAACCGTTAAATGCTTTCTCAGGCTTCGCAGTTGCACTAAAGGGCCCTACCCTAAGTTAATCAACCAAAAAAGAGAAATTGTTATGGGATATTCAACACGCTACGAAGTTGAAGCAACAGGCTTCCAAGAAGAAATCGAAGCAGAGTTTTTTCTGTTCAAGTTAAATCGAGCCGCCAACTATTGTGCGGCTGCCGGAACCACTACTAGTAACCGAGCAAGTTTTGAAACTGATGACATCAAGTGGTACGAATGGCAGACAGATCTAAAAGAATTGTCAGTACATTTTCCTCATGTTACGATTGACGTAGAAGGCTTCGGCGAAGAAAACGGAGACATCTGGAAGGCACGAATACGCAACGGAGAAACTGAGGTTGTCAAATCAGTGCTTACATTTCCGGACTTTGAACAGCTAGTATAAACTAGTTGTCAACAGACTGCTTTGAACGCATGCTATATAGCACTAACGCATAAGGTGAGACACGAATGTATATAGATCGAAATCGAGTAATGGCATGGATAGCTAAAATTGAAGAAATTAAAAGTATACCTAACGCAGACAATATCTGTGCTTATCGAGTCGGCGGATGGTGGGTAGTTGATCAAATAGCAAAATACAACCTAGGTGATCTTGCTGTATATTGTTCAATAGATTCTTGGATTCCAGAGCAGTTGGCACCGTTTCTTAGCAAAGGTGGCGGAGCTAAAACATACGAAGGTATTGTAGGCAACCGACTGCGCACTGTAAAATTGCGAGGACAAGTTAGTCAAGGACTGTTGCTTCCAGTAAGTGACTTTATTGACGGCAGCGGCGCAGATTTCGAAGGATTAGATCTAAGCGAGAACCTGGGCATTGTAAAATACGATCCACCGATTCCAGCTTGTTTAGCAGGTGAAGTACACGGCATGTTCCCTGCGTTTATGAGCAAAACTGATCAGGAACGTGTTCAGAATCTCATCAGTATGCCAGACTGGTTTGTGGGAGAGTGGGAAGTTACTATGAAGTTGGATGGTAGCAGCATGACACTGTTCACTCGCGAAGGCACTGCGGGGGTATGTAGTCGCAATCTTCACCTCAAGGACAATGAGGCCAATAACGGCAACACTCTTGTAACGTTTGCGCGGGGAATGAACTACAGTGAGGCATTGCCTGCTGTTGCTGACAAGGTCGGGTTTGACTTTGCTCTCCAGGGAGAGATCATGGGCCCTGGTATTCAGAACAACAGAGAGAAGTTTACCAAGCCTAGATTCTTTGTGTTTGACGTCTACAATATTAGTGAGGACAGATACTTAAACGCAGGCGAGCGTAGAGCAGTGCTTGATCTAGTCGCAGATTACACCAACACTGTAGAGCACGTACCTGTGCTAATTGAAGGTCTTTTGATTACTGAAGATCAAGTTAACGTTGATTGGTTCCTTGCTATGGCAGAACGGCCCAGCATTAATCACAAGTTTGCAGAAGGCATTGTATTCAAGAACCTAAAGGACGGCGACAAGAGCTTTAAAGTCATCAGTAACAGGTTTTTGCTGAAAGAGGAATAAAAATGAGCAAAAGCAAGTATCGAAACGTGCATGTGGACGGCATCCTGTACAAGTACGTGGTCGGCAAGTCTTACGTAAAAATAGTAGGGCCCAACGGAAACGAACTGGTTGAAAGAACAGCAATTTCTATAGAGACGTATTACGGAGAGCTGATTACAACACCCGGCATGATAGTTGCTTCTATGCAGTTGGTAAGGCTATAGCGGATCAAGCAAAGGCTGGGGCCGTTGCAGAAATAAAGCGAAAGCAGGCCGAGGCTATCGAAGCGTTAACTGATGCCTCTGAAATTGCGCTGTGGCACAACCGAACGTTCGTCAAAGTAGACTGTATAGAGGGTGTTGCTCAACGTCTGCACAATGAAGCAGACAGTCAACAGACGTAGACCTTAATTAAAAGAAAGTTAAAAAGAAGTTGACAGCTAGTAAAGTTTGCGCTATACTAGCTGTATATTAAATAAAAGACACATTAAACAGGCTAAGAGGCTAATATGAAAATTACACTACGAAAAGCACACGCACTGCAAGCAGCGTTAAACGAAGCTGCAAACAAGCTAGCGTTTACGAAAGAAGTTGCGCTGAACGAATTCGAACATCCGAGCTCGGTTATTGAAGCAGCCATCGAAAAATTCATCAGAGAAGAGTACCTGCGCAAGGAACTGTTAGACACGCTATATCTCCTACGAAAGAGTGTAGCACTGGCAAACGTTGCTGCTGGAGTAAACGAGATCTTAGCAGACGTTGCCCGAGCAGAAAAAGATATTAATTTTTATGCAATGTCTGAACAACTTAGTCCGAGACTAGCTAATGAGGTTATCAACGGAAAAGTTGGCAAGCTCAAGGAGCAACCGTCAGACACAGGTCGTTCACTATATGACCGAAGCGACAGTATTTCAACTAACATCTTTGATAAAGATGCGTTGGATCAGATGAAACATGCACTGTCAACTGCAAAGAAAGAAAAGGTTCGTCTGCAGGATATGCTACTAGAAGCCAACATTAAAAACGAAGTTGAGCTAACGAAAGAACAAGTAGATGTATTACACGCAGCAGATTTGCTGTAAAGAATCGACGTCGGGCCACCGGACTTAGATAGCCGGCAAGTGATTATCACGATAAACGCAGGTGGCACAATTTCAGTTTTGGTAGTTATGCTTGCGTAATGTGTAAGTAAACTACCCAGGGGTAAATGAGAGACGAGAATGGATCTTTAGGAGAGATCCTAAACTAAATGGAGGCCTCAACAGCCGACTCCAATGACGTGCTCCTAGCTAATATGACGTTGTATGTTGCTGCTAGGAAAAAGTCGTTCGTTGTAGATTGTCCGTTGTATGTTGCTTTAGCTAACTAAGCATTGCGCTAGTGTGCTAATGTACTTTGTTTCATCCATTACTTACTTGTTTATTCCTGCCTAAATTACTAAAATGCTCCATTGTTAGTTGACAATGGAGCATTTTTCGTTTATAATATGTTAAATTAAATAGAAAAAGGAATTGAGAATGGAACCTACACTGTACATTATCATGCGTTCAGACTTGCCCGATTGCAACCCTGGCAAGGGAATGGCAGCCGCCGCACACAGTCAGGCAGAGTTCAACGCTCACATAGAGTGGGCTAAAGAAAACATAGTCGATTATGACGGCGCCGATTGTGACCGTAGTGTTGCGTTTAAAAACACAATAGCAGATTATGAAGAGTGGTGCGGAGATGGTACCTTTGGAAGGACCATTGTATTGTCAGCTGATTTGGCTGTGATTAATGACATAGCAACGTATAATAACGTTTCCGGCAGCACTATAGACCCAACGTATCCGTGGAAAAACTTCTATGGAGAGCTGCAAGTCACAAGAGAGACTACCTGCGGCTGGTGTTTTGTTTCTGAAGGAATTCAAGAAGATCTAAAGCGGATAGAAAACCTGCCACTACACAAATAGGAAGGACGAAATGTTAAAGCCAAACTTATATATGCTGATCGGAGTGCCTGGCTCAGGCAAGAGCACCTTTGTAGACGCGCAAGACCATAACTTTGTACATATCTCAACCGATTATTATGTTGAGAAGTTTGCTAAGAAAATGGGCAAGACCTATAATGAGGTGTTTAGCCTAACCATTAAACGTGCAGACCGCTTGATGATGCGAGCAGTCCGTCGAGCTCGAGAAAAAAGGCTGGACATTATTTGGGACCAGACCAACACAACAGCTAAGTCACGAGCCAAGAAGCTTGCTATGCTACCAGAATATAACAAGACAGCATTATACTTTGAGACACCACCGGCTGATATCTTAGCAGAGAGATTGGCAAATCGCCCGGGCAAAGAGATTCCAGTCCGTGTGATGAAAAGTATGATTCAACACTTGAAAAAGCCTACCCTGGACGAAGGTTTTACTAAGATACAAGCGTTTACTACATTTTAACAGGAGCACAATGAAGGAAAAACATTTAAGAGCGTACATGGAGTGCGCTGAGGCGTTTGCTAAATGTAGTGTAGGTGAACGCCTCAAGGTAGGTTGTGTAATAACCAAGTCCAATGGCGGTACAATAGGCGAAGGCTACAACGGACTGCCTATACATATGGAAGGTAGCTTAGAAGACGGCACAGGCACTACTAAACCGCAAGTAATACACGCTGAGCTAAACGCTCTTAAAAAGATTATGCGCAGTCACGAAAGCAGCGTGGGAACTTGGCTGTTTGTTACTCATGCGCCGTGTGAACTTTGCGCAATAGATATTTGTGACGCTGGCATCACGCGGGTGTACTATAAAAATGTTTACCGCAACACACTAGGAGTTGACTATCTAGTAGAAAACGGTGTAACTGTGATACATTTACCTCCGGAAAACAGTTGACAGTACAATATTCTGAGCATACAATAGTATTATGAAAACTAACAAAACAACAGAGAATACAGCAATGCGTACATTCATATCGTCTGATTTGCACCTGGGGCACCGAAATATTCAAAAGTTTTGTCCTAAGACACGCGGTCACTACACTGACGTAGATAACATGAACGAAGAAATGGTGCGTGAGTGGAACACTATGATCAACACAGACGACCTTGTGTACATCTTAGGTGATGTTGCGTTTATGCCAGCACCTAAGGCAGTTACATTCTTAAAGCGCATGAACGGCCGTAAGATTCTCGTAGAAGGAAATCACGATCAGAAGCAGCTCAAGGACAACAGCTTTCGTGCCTGCTTTGAAGAAATTCACAAGTACCTAGACATTCGTTACGCTGATCGAAAGATTGTGATGTTTCACTATCCTATCCATTTTGAATGGGATCAAGCGCATCGAGGATCAATTCACTTTCATGGCCACTTGCATGGAAGTCCGTCAGGTCTGGAAGGGCACCGAGCACGAGATGTAGGTTACGACGCCACTGGACAAATAGCAATGCTAATGGAAGACGCTATTGCTAGCGTTGCTAACGGTAAACTACCAGAACACCACTAAGAAAGCAGGTGTTTACAATTGGAACCATGCCAGCGGTTATAGTTTACTGTAACCGCTGTTATGCCACAATGTTCGCAAGTCCACCGAGGGTAACTTTTACGTGACTCAATGAGTTTTTGTTTAGTTTCTTCACTCCTTTTACTACCTAAATTAGCTTGTCTAGTCTTTTCTATGCTTTCCGGAGAGTTCTTCCTTCCTGTCCGAGACTTGCTCATTTTAGCACGAGTATCGTCAGATGTTACTTGAAGTGCTCTTTTTGCTCGTATCTTCGCCTTTGTTTCTTCTGGCATCGGATTATCCTTCCATCGTCGATAAGCTGCTTGGCTCTTCTTTTTTCGATTCCCTAGTGACTGTACTGCTCCAGCGGCACCCTCTCCACCGTCTGTCCTATTTCTTAAGATTCCAGTACCTATGTCTTTTCGCCCGTGCCACCTTATCACGCGCCGCTCGATCGCCAGCGCACCTAAGTCTGTTAAATTTGATTCTATAATGACAATGCGAGACAAGTCCGAAGGTATTTGGACTAGGTGGTTAGCAAGATACCGATTGCCCTTGCCGATGTAATACGGAGTTCCGTCTTTTCTCAAGTATGCGTACACATAATAAATAGTCATGCTGATAGTTCCTTATTAACTGTTAGAGTCCTTGGATATTTCCGTACCGCGAAGGACATTTTTCTCTTGACACCGATCGTTTCTAGTGCTATACTTATTTATAGTACTTGTAACTAATTACGGAGTGAGACGATAAAGATTGGCTAAAGATCTGCTAGGCAGGGAAATTAAAGTAGGCGATTATGTAATCTTTCATAATCGCCTATATGAAGTTAAACAAACCTGTCAGCGCAGTTCTATATCAATTGAACTAGTAGAAAAATTAAAAACAACTCGAGCAGTTAGAAAACAAGCAAACCAAACTTGTATTGTATCTAAAGGCGATGTAATGAAATGGTTATTAACCAAAGGTAACTAAAATGGATACACAACAATAATGATAGAACTACACATTCTCATAATACTAGTGATCATGCACTTCATAGCAGACTTTGTCTTTCAAACGGACAAGATTGCTATAAATAAAAGTCACAACAATTGGATACTAGCCAAGCATGTTGGGCTCTACGCTCTGCCGTTTCTAGTGTTTGGCGTATTCTACGCACTGGTTAACGCAGTGTTGCACTTTGCCACAGACTACTGCTCTAGCAGAATTGCTAGTCACTTTTGGAGCAACGATCAACGGCACTGGTTCTTTGTGACCATCGGCGCCGACCAGGCAATTCATATGATTTGTCTGTTTACTACCTATGTTTGGCTAATCGCCTAAGGAGAAATATATGTTCGCACACTATCATAAGTCAGGTAATCAGCTCAGTCAGGCAATGCTTGATGACAATGTAGAAGAACTGCTAAAATTATACAGGGGCGAGAGCCGTATGCTATCCCAGCGCATAGTCAATGATGTACTAGAGCTATTAGCACACAACGCCCCTGTTAACAATAATCAAGCAAGTAGGGAAGAACTGGCACTAATGTTTGTTCACAGGTTACTGGACTCTTACCCATTGAAAGCTGCTGTGGACGCAGCGTATACATTAGCTGACGAAATTATTGAGCAACGACATATTTGATGTGGTAACTATAATTCATTGAAGAGGCAGAGATAATGGGCAAGGCAAATTGGCGTGCTATTGCTGTTGATCGACCGTTTATACACAACGGACCAATATCCAATCCCGAACAGAGAACAACTCCAGCAATGGCGTATTATCGCACAGAGGCGCTTGCTCAACTGGACAGCGGAAAAGCGGGTGACGGAGGAGAAGTGAAAATGGCAGACTTTGTTTACACAACTGATGATAATCGCGTTATTAAAAACAGACTGGGCTCAGTTGCCGAACTTTACGAACGCGCATTAAAATACGACCAACTAAGGTCTCACCCAGACGCAAGAGTAAGATCGGCGCTGGATAAAGTCCTAACACTTGCTGCACTGCTTGATTAAGAAAATACTAAGGTCATATTATGAAAATTAAAGATTTACTTAAAGAAGGACTCTCTCCTGTACTATTTCATGCTACCAGTCTGAAGGGGTTTGACGGAATGATGCGGTCTAATGAGATTAAGCTAAGCCGTGATTCTGCTGCTAGAAATAGATACTACATTTCATTCTCCAGAAACAAGGCAAACGGATTTATACCTTACCTTCTTTCCTTAGGGAACGAAGCAGAAGAGGAAGCATTTGACCCCAGAAATGATGCATTTGTTGTGGTTGAATTTTCTGGGGTCAAACTAGGACAGAATTATAGCGGTGCTGCATTCAACACGTTTCATGATCCTGACGAACCCGACGAAACAGATCACACAGCGCCAGACTTTATGGAAGACAGACTATACAACAATAAACCAATTATTCCAAATGCTAAAAAATATATTGTTGGCCTTTCTTTGATCACAAACGGAATCAAGGTCAACGATAGAGCTATTGTTCAATTTATTGAAAGATACGGTGAAAAGTTTAAGTATTACGAAAGCACTGAATCTTATACTGCTAATAAACAAAAATCCTCTTGACATAGTGCTAATTTATGCTATAATTTATTAATACAAATTAGGAAAGAGGATACTATATGTCGTTTCAGGCACAATTAAAAGAGTACGTCCGAGATAATCCAAAGTCGGTCTCGATGAAGCCGTGCGGTGACGGGATTTACATTCTTAAATATAAAAAATCTGTATTTTATAAAGGAACTTGGAATGAGTACCTTGAAGAGTGTCGCGGCACTATTGTTGACGAGGACTTTAACGTTGTATCTCGGCCATTTACTAAGATTTACAACTACGGAGTTGAAGCAAAATCGCCTATATTAGCAGACGACACTCCTGTTACTGCATACCGCAAAGTTAACGGATTTATGGTGGCAATGACATGGCACGACGATGATATTTTAGTATCAACTACCGGCAGTACATCTAGCCCGTTTGTTGATTACGCAAAGGAAATTATGCTCAAGCACCAAAGCTGGTCAGCGTGGCAAGCCGCTATTAAGATGAACACAGGGTTTACGATGATGTTTGAGTGTGTTCACCCAAACGATCCGCACATTGTACCAGAAGACGTAGGCATGTATCTGATCGGATGGCGCGCTAACACTTGGGATAGCCCAGCAATAGGTTATGGCGGCGAAATTGCCAAGACTTGGAGAGAGTTTGCGCTTACTTGCTTGAGCTGCGGATACGCAGAATCGTTTGACACCACAGTAGGCGAGCTTGTGGCACTTAGTAAGACTGTAAAACACGAAGGGTTTGTCGCTTATACACAGGACGGGCAATCTTTTAAAATCAAAAGCCCCTACTACTTGGTTGCAAAATATGTGTCTCGCAACCCAAAAACAGACAAGTTATTGACGCAAAAAGCCAAGCAAATTGTATCCGAAGAGTACTATCCGCTAATCGACCACTTGCGCGGCAACATCAATGCGTTTACTGTTCTTAGTGAGCAGGACCGTTTACAATATGTAAGAGAATATCTAGAAGCACAATGACTGAGGAATATCGTCGCAGTAATAGAGAAACAGCTAAGCAGCCAAGACAGGCGATTGCTTGGTGTAACCGATGCGACGCGTATTACGGTCCAGTTTTTGGTAAGTGTCCTGTATGTGGGCTTAAAAATAAATCCAAGTTTAAAAAAGAAACTAATGCGAGGTAAGTATGGTCCAGGTTTATGTAGTTATAGCTTCATTGCAGTACAAGTACGACTCGGAGCAATATCATGAGATTATAGGAGTAGCTAACTCTGCTGCCGGAGCTCGAAAGCTTGAGAAAGCTGCAAATGCGCGAGAAGAAGTTATTGACGTTGACACTGAACTGGTTGAGGTAACAGAATGAAAATATTCTTTTTTAAGCAAGGCTCAAGCGGCCGGTCTGTTCCTTATGAATCTGTCAGTGAACCTTTTAATTCAAATAACGGCGTAAAGTTTATGGCTGTTAATCTTCAAACCGGTAAATTAACTACCGTATCTATAAGTTCAATTGACTGTCATGAAGTATATACTGAACGGATGCACGAAACATTTATGAACATTCTTAACAATATGAAGGACCAGTAGAATGCAGCATATATACGACGATCCGGAGCATACTAAAGACAGATTGATCATTGAGGCTATTGCCTTTATGCAGGCAGTGATTGCTGAATACGGTGCTGAGAAAGGAGAACAAATGTGGGACACTATTGTACTTACTCTTGACCCCAGTGTGAAACGCCAGATACTAGTGAAGATGATTACCGGCGACTTTGTAGGTAAGGTTGTTATTAGAGGTTATCGAGGCGAGCGGCGACTAGTTCACGCAATCAAGGCAATTCGAACAATTACAGGACTAGGTCTTAAAGAAGCAAAAGATTTAGCTGACAGGGCATACGGTACCAACAGCCAAGGTGGTCTCCCTACAGAAATTCAAGTAGATTCACATAAGCGTCGAGACGCAATTAAAGAATTAGAGGCAGCAGGATGTATAGTGCTATAAAGCAGTCAGCAGAATATATGTTGGTTAAAGAATTTTACGGTGATAAGATTTCTTGTCGCTCAGAGGTTCCGTTGATCAATCACATTAACGAAGGTATTATTATTCTTGAAGACATGGAGGCAGAATATCACGCAGCTACCGCATTCTGCCTTCACCCGTTGCTACAAGCAGACGAGGACCTAGTAGCAAACCTTGACAAAGTACTAGCTATCGCTAGTCCTCGCGCAGTTGCTCTAGCCTTAGAATATCGCAGCGTGGCTAACGAATATCTTAGCCCCAAAGTAAACTTCGGCCACGAAATACGGTTAAGTCCTATCCAAGCAGTTAACGACATGCTGATTGCTGACAAGGTACAAAACCGTAAAGACTTTTATACCTATCATTGGCCCGATCACCCGAGATCAAAAGAGTTAGAACAGTACTTTCGAGAGTGGATGGAAGTACTAGGCGTAGAAGTTGACGACTACGTTTACTTTTGTGCAGCAATTGACGCAAACAAGCACCACGAAAGTGAGATATCTCAACTGCGCAACAAGGTGAAAGTATACGAAGATGTATTACACACAATCCAGATGAACGCTGAAGTAGTAGGTGACCCTGAAAAAGTAGAAAAACTTATCAAGGGGATATGCAACTGGAGTTACACACAGCGCTCAGGCAATGGGGAGCTTAGCGAACAAGAGCAAGATGAACGCATTGCTCAATCTCTTAACACACTTAAATTCTTACGCTAAGGACACAGTATGACTACGCTAAAGAAACTGCTTAAAAAACGCAAACGTCTCAACAAACTGCTCGAGTATCAAGAGCGCGGAATTATAAATATGTCAGGAAACTACCGCACACACGTTGAGGAGGAGTATCATAGAACACAGCTTAAATTAGAGAAAGCAGAACGCAGGATCAGAATAGAGGAATGGCGACATGATTCAGAGGAGCTAGAAGCATTACACATGAACCTTGATGATGCAAGAGTGCCAAGATACGACGATAAACGCCAAGAAGAATTGAGCGTCTGGGGCAGAGTAGTTCGTTTCAAAAACGGTTGACACTTTCTCTATGTGAGCATATACTTATAGTACATTAATTACATAGAGAAAGAATTATGCCACGCATCAAAGCCTACAAGGGCAACCGATCAATTATTCCGGTTAGTACAGCCAAGCTAAGCACAGCGTTTCTGTGCCCGTGGACTAAAAAAATCTTCGGAACCAAGCGGCAATATGTTGCTCATCTCAAAGCACTTAGAGGTTCACGTATGCACGCCAGAGCAAAGACCGTACATTACAACAAGATTCGAGAAAACTTCAATAATCAACCTACTTTTGAAAAAGTAATTGAATGGATTGAACTGCATCCAGAGTTTTTCTTTGATACTTACGTTATGAGAGATCCGTTTCTGCGCCACGAACATACTGCTAAAACGCTAGCTTACCTGCGAGAAAACCTTGAAATAAAAATTGTGGGTCTTAGCCTGCGCTGGAATCCAAACGTCTCAAATACTCACAACTGTCCGCACAACGGCGTTACAAACTGGTGCGATCGAACAGAAGGTGCGCCGCGGGGGTACCCAGGTTGGTATGGAAGAATTGAATTTACGACTAAAATTATTAATCCAGATACTGGCATAGCCAGTATTCGCCGCAGCATCGGCGGCCGCTGCTTTGAAGGCACTGGAGTTCATACTGGAACGGGTGGTGGTGGTAACGTTTTCGGGTACGAAGCATTCTTCTTTGACGCCGACTGGCCAGAGATAGCACACATACACGATAAAGTAGTTGTAATGGACGCACTTAAAGGCAAGGTCTACAATCCAAGTAACAACAACGGCCTACATCATTTCCGATATTCAGCTGCTGAAAAAATAGAGACAAAAGTATGAGCACCGCAAAACTGTATTTTATAGCGGGCGACTACTTCGCCACAGGCGAGGGTATGACCGTGGCAACAATGATCACGCTGGCTAGACCGCGCACCGGGCGGGACTACACTATCGAACCTGACTTCGACCTAGAAACCATGGTGTATTCGCCAGGTGTGCTTAAGCATACACAAAAAGAAGTTGCGCTGATTGAGTTTCGAGAGCAATTCAACGGGCTAGTAGGTCTATGTGCTGAAGTACTACCAGAACAAGAGTTTATGGATAGATACAGTAACCAACTTCCGCCAGCAGTTACAAACTTTATATATCTTTGGAACGAACAAGGGCCAAATGCTGGTAACTATAAATGGCATGGTGAAATGCATGTAAACTACTCATGAATACTGTTACAAAGACGTGGTCGTTAGAGTGGCAAGGACAAGATGCTAACGATATAAAATGGCTGAGTATGCATGTTAATAGTGCAGAAATTATATACTCAAGTTATCAACCGTTTCCGCACATGGATAAGGTGCCGATTGTGTGGGAATCCCACATATTGTGCACTACAGTGCTAGACAACCAAGAGTTACTGCTTGTTCTTAAGTACAGTGACGCAGTACTAACTAATGTCAGTACAGAGGATATACGCAGCGGTGAATATCCTGTAGTATATACACTTACACAATAAGGAAATAAAATGAGAACTCAACCACAAGATATCATCGCTCGGCTAGAAGCAGACCCTAGCAAGCTAGCCAAGCAAGCAATTATCCAAGAAGCAGTAGAAGAGAATCTCACAGAGTTCTTTGACGGGCTGCGAATGGCACTAGATACGCTGTATACATTTGGCGTAAAGAAAGTACCAGTTAAAGAAGAAGCAGGCGGACAAGGACTTCCGTGGGAGGCGTTTGTTTACTTGGCAGAAAAGTTACACAGCCGTGAACTAACAGGTCACGCAGCTCGTGATGCTATCCTATTGTCAATGGACACTGCTACACAAGAACAGTGGAATGGATACTACCGTCGTATTTTGATTAAAGATCTGCGCTGCGGAATGAGTGAAAAGACAGTGAACAAGGTATGCAAAGCAGCCAAGCGTGAAGACCTTGGCATTCCCATATTTTCTTGTCAATTAGCACACGACTCAGCTAACCACGAAAAAAAGATGAAGGGCAAGAAGCTGTTGGACGTAAAGTTAGATGGTTGCCGTATGTTAGCAATTGTTAATCCTAATGGCACTGCTGAAACGTTTAGTCGCAACGGCAAAGAATTTACTAACTTTCCCAAGCTAATTTCGCAGTTTGAAGAATATGCATCTATGCTAGAAGAACCAATGGTGTTTGACGGTGAAGTTATGAGTGGTTCGTTTCAGGATCTAATGAAGCAGGTCCACCGCAAGGACAACGCACAAACAGATGATGCTAAGTTTTGCGTGTTCGATATGATTCCACTAAAAGACTTCCTACAAGGTAAGTACGAAGTGCCGCAGTGGCAGCGAGCAGAAGCTCTTGCAAAAACCCTAGACCGAGCTTATAGTAAGGGTATGCTAGAAAACGTAGAGCAAGTAGACCACGAGGAAGTTGACCTAGATACCGAAGAAGGACAAACTACGTTTGCTAACATCAACAGATCAGCGCTAGAGCTCGGGCTCGAAGGTATTATGGTCAAAGACCCAGACGCTATTTACGAATGTAAACGATCACACGCTTGGCTCAAGATGAAACCGTTTATTGAACTTACACTAACTATAGTAGGTGCAGAAGAAGGCACAGGCAAAAACCTAGGCAAACTGGGTGCATTTGTTTTTGAAGGCGTCGACGACGGAAAACTGATCCGCGTAAACGTGGGCGGCGGGTATTCCGACAAGCAACGCGAAGACTACTGGAAATACAAGGACGAAGCAATAGGTCTACTGGGTGAAGTACGAGCAGACGCAGTAACGCAGAATCAAGACGGTAGCTACTCTTTACGCTTTCCAAGATTCAAAACATTCCGTGGGCATGTGGCCGGCGAGAAACTGTAAGGAGATTAATATGGGTGTTGATGTAAGTGCAAAAGTTATGGTCGGTATACACTTCGAATCACACGATGAAGGAATGGAGTTTGTTAAAGAGTACTTTAATCCCGAGGAAGACTTCGACACTGATGACATTAGCGAGATTACTAATGGACTGTCCTGGCAATTGATCACTGCCTACTCTGACAGTGGAGGAGTAATAGGAATAGAAATCACGGAAGACACCCTAGACGCATTTGGTATTGGAGTTAAAGACTCATGGGAGTCAGTGTACAAGCGTCTACCGGCAGACGTACATAGCAGAGTAAAGCCACATATTTGGGCGCAATACTGGTAAAACATCTATATACAGCACAAACAAAGGAAACTCATGTCAGATAATTTTAAGCTATTAAGCGATAAAGACCACGTAATACAAAGATTTAGTATGTACGGTGGTAGCCAGGTCCTGCAAGAGGAAACTGCTTTTATAGACGCTGAGTTTCAAATAGTAAAAGTAGTAGGCGGTTTACTCAAAGTGATCAACGAGATCATTGACAACAGTGTGGATGAGCATGTTCGTACCAAACATGAGTTTGCAACAAAAATTGATGTAACTGTAGATGCTAACGGCACTGTCTCTGTGTCCGACAATGGACGAGGAATCCCTACAAATAAAGTAGATACGCCAGACGGTCCAGAGTATCAAATGGTAGCAGCGTTTACAAGAGCAAGAGCTGGTTCAAATTTTGACGATGACACTCGAGAAAGCATCGGCATGAACGGCATAGGTTCTATGATTACGTTTGTAACCGCAGCTAAATTTGAAGCTAGAAGTGCCGACGGTAAGAAAGAAGTAAAGATGATAGGTATTAATGGGCAGGTAGATCAGATCACAACCAAGCAAACAACTAGGCAGGGCACAACTATAAAATTTACACCCGACTATGCTTTCTTTGGTATGGCCGGCATTGATGCAACTCACATCAAGCTGATTGGGGAACGAGTAAAATCATTAGCACTAGCGTTTGATACTATTAAGTTTAAGTTTAACGGTGAGCTGCAAAAGGTTAAGTACGCTGACTACTTTGGTGAGTGCGATACCTTTGCTACAGAACACGCACTGTTCAGCATTGCTAAGTCAGACGGTAGTTTCCAAACACATTCGTTAGTTAACGGACTGAGCGTAAAGTCAGGCACACACATTGACTACTTTGTAAGCAACGTAATTAGTGAGTTCCGTGAGGTACTCAAGAGGCGTAAGAAGACCGACATTACAGCAGCAAGGCTCAAGCAGCACCTGCGAGTGCACGCAGTAGTTAACGGGTTTGGACAGCTCAAGTTTGACAGCCAAACTAAAGAACGCGTGACAAATTCGTCAGCTGAATGCCGAGAAGCAATTGGTGAAGTTGATGCCAAGAAGATTGTTGCTAAGCTGATGAAGAACATTGACCTAATTGACGAGATCACAGCTTATACCAAGATGCAGGAGGATCTGCTGGCCAAGAAAGACCTTAACAAGCTGGAAAAGAAGAAAAAGATCATAAGTGACAAGTACGTAGCAGCCATTGGCGGAACACATCGAATTTTCGTAGTAGAGGGAAATTCGGCGGCCGGAGGAATCATTAAATGTCTCGGGCGTAAAGGCAACGCATTTTACGCACTCAAAGGCGTGCCATTGAATGTGTTAGAAGTAAGCCACCAAAAGTTTATGGCCAACAAAGAGCTGAGCGAATTGTACAGTATTATTACAACTTTTCCAGATGCTGAAATCTGTATTGCTACTGACGCTGACGCAGATGGATCACGTATACAAGGTCTCTTATCTTTGTTTATGTTCAAGTACTTCCCTGAGTACTTGAACAATGGTAAAATGAAACTATTACAAACTCCCATTGCTATTGGCAAAAAAAATAATATCGTAAAAGAATGGGCGTACTCGTTTGCTGATGTGAGTAAGATCAGCAAAAGTCTAGATGTACAGTACCAAAAAGGACTAGGCAGTTGGAGTGTGAAAGATCTACAACATATTATTTCTACAGACACACTGTCAGAAATGCTCCCAGTAGTGTCAATTACCGATACTGATCTATTTACACAATGGTTCAGTGGTAGTACAATAGACTTTCGCAAGCAACAACTACTACAATCAGCTCCCTTCGACATAATGAGAATATAATATGGCATCAACAACTCCTGTAGTCCAGCTAGAAGACTTCTTTAAGAATGATTATATCTCTTTCAGTGTGTACGACAACGTGCGCAAGCTGGCTAGCTACATTGACGGCCAAAAGAATAGCGGACGTAAGATCGTATACACTGTGCTGCAACAGAACGTTAACAGCTTCGTTAAGGTGTCTAACCTAGGCCCGAGGGTGCAGGATTTTTCACAGTATTTGCATGGCAGCCTTGAAGGTACTATTGTTAACATGACTGCTGACTATGTGGGCAACGGTAACAACCTACCCTTGCTGGAAGGTGACGGTAACTTTGGTAGTGCGTTTATTAACGATGCGGCTGCTACACGTTATATTTTTGCTAGAATGGCGCCGGCACTTAAAAACCTGTTTGTTAAGGAAGACTTTGTAAACCTAGTAAGCCAAAGCTTTGAAGGAACTAAAATTGAACCGAGGTTCTATGTGCCTACATTACCTGTACTGGCCATAAACGGTAGTGAAGGCGTGAGCATCGGCTTTGCACAAAAGATATTTCCGCGTAGTCCTAAAGAAGTGCACAAGTGGGTTCGACAACGTGCAGAAGGCAAACGAGCAACTGCTGATCTTACTCCCTATTGGAACGGAATGAAGTGCACAGTAGAGCAAGGTGAAACATCTGTGCAGTGGCTGGTTAAAGGCAGCTTTACACGCAAGACAAAGCATCGCTTGCTGGTTACATCAATTCCTGTGGGCTATACACTCAAACAGTATCAGAGCGTTTTGGACAAGCTAGTTGACGATAAAGTAATTAAGGACTACGATGACCTATCAGACAACGACGAGTTTGAATTTGAACTACATGTAGATCGCGCATTTGGTGATAAAGACGACGAGTGGATTTTGAACAAACTCAAGCTGATCAGGAAGATGAGCGAGAACTTTACTTGTATTGACGAGAACAACAAGATTGTAATCTTTGATAGTCTCAAACACTTGCTAGACGAATGGTATAACAAGCGCATTGAGTTTAATCAACTGCGCAAAGAATATATACTTCAAAAGATGCAGGACGATATGGACCATGCCGACGCAAAAGTTTTATTCATAAAAGGTGTTATTGAAGAGAAGATTGAGCTACGTAATAATTCAGAAGTCAACATTACCAAGCAAGCCGAATCATACTCCTCGGTACTTGTAGGTAAAGTTGACAAATTCCTAACATTACCTATGCGATCACTGACTAAGGAAGAAATTGCTAAACTGAAAAAACAATCGTCTGAACTAAAAGCATCGATTACTGAATATAAGAAACTGTCGCTTGAAGAGATTCTTGTAAATGACTTGCAAGCAATAAAACTATGAGAACACGTTATCAGGTTAATGATAAAAATCAAGTAGAGGAAATAGTGCAGGTTGTAATAGCCACAGGCCATGTTAGTATGGAGATTTTCCTAGACACTGCTATAGATATTATGTTTCGAAACAGCATCGAGCAGTGGAAGGATACATTTGAGTCAGGCAAGTGGTGTAAAAAACATTGCCTGTCTTTAGAAATTATTAGAACACAGGATCTAGGCAGGCAGCAGTATAGGCTAAGCATAGTGTCAGACATGACAGCTCGCGATCACACTTATTTTCTGCTCAAGTGGGGGGAGCAGGCTGTGTCCAGAGAGTTATTTATTGACACCATGCTGAGTAATGCTAAGTTAGAAGCGAAATAAACTAGTCATAATACCCGGTAATAGTACAGCATAAATAGTAGTATGCTAAATTATAGAGACAAGGTTGTTACTATTACTGAACAACTAAGATTTTGGAAGTGGGTAGCTAAATTAATAGTTATTACCTTTGCAATCTTAGTAATAGCTCTTGTCCCTCTTGAATTATTACTGTTTAATCAAATAGTTTTTATAGGATTATTATTATTTGCAGTTACGTCTGTTGTTTGGTGGATATGGGCAGTAATTAACATTAAAATTCTGTTAGAAGCATTGTTACAAGCAGCAAGTGGTATTGACGCAGTTAATAATGAATTTGTGATCATAAAATTAGAAATTAATAAAATTAAGTTAGATCACACTGCTATTGAAGACACAATAGCACACAAAGAATAAATTAGAATTGACATCTTCTTTAATTGAATGTATATTGCACTAAGTGGCCTACTTCATTCATCCCACTTTAAATACTCTGCATGCAAACACTAACGAGAAATAAAAATGAGTTTTGAACCAGTTACATATAAATTTGTCAGTACTAAAGAATACGTTGACGAGTTTGCTTGTGCTTATAGACAATGGCGAGCAGATAGTCATTGTAATGTTATTCACGGTTACAGTTTTACTATGAAGTTTTACTTTGGAACTAACGAGCTAGATACAAGAAATTGGGTAGCTGACTACGGCGGATTAAAAGAGTTAAAAGGTGTGTTGCAAGACCAGTTTGACCACACTACCATATGCAGTGAAGACGACCCCCATCTTGACTGGTACAAGGAAGCTGAGCGTCGCGGAATTATGAAGTTAAACATTCTGCCCAGATTAGGCTGCGAAGGCCTAGCAGACATGCTCTATAAGTATGTAAATGGCGTTTTTATTCCGGACTACTGGGGGCCAGGTGAAGCAGGCAGACTATGGTGCTTTAAGGTATCTGTGCGAGAGACTCAGACTAACGAAGCACATCGTATCGGACACAGAGAATGGAACGAAGACTTGTTTGAGTAGATATGTTGTTCGCTTAAAGTACAGTAATAATAATTGGAAGTAATAAATGCTATTAACAGTAACTGAAGTAGAGCACTACACTGACACACTTTTCAGAATAAGAACACATCGGCCTCAGACGTTTAGATTTTCCGCTGGTGAATTTATAATGATCGGAATTAACGATAGTGTAGAAAGAGCATACTCGATTACCAGCGGACCTTATGATAGCGAGTTAGAATTTTACTCGATCAAAGTTCCTAACGGATTGTTGACTAGTAAACTGCAACATATTAAAGTAGGTGATCAACTTAAAGCAAGCGAAAAGTCTACTGGTTCTCTTACTCTTGCCAATGTAGAATTAGGTGGAGATCTTTGGATGCTAGCAACTGGCACGGGGATTGCACCGTTTATTAGCTTGTTACGCGATCCGGCTACTTACGATGCGTTTGATCAAATCCACCTAGCGTGGAGTGTGCGTTCTCAACAGGAACTAGTTGCTTACGACGCGTTTCTAAAAGAATCCAACGTCCAATACATCCCTATAGTTACACGCGACCCAGTATACACTGGGGAGACGAAACGCATCACACAGCTAATCACAGACGGTGTTATTCTTACAAACAGCACTCCGCAGCAGAACAAAGTAATGCTGTGCGGAAGTATGCCGTTTAACAAAGATGTTAAGGATCTATTGATTAGTCGAGGATGGCAGGAAGGCACAAGAAAAGCAGCCAGCACTTTTGTACAAGAAAAGGCGTTCGTTTTATAAACTAGTTGACACGCTGGTTAAAGGTGCTATAATAGTGACACACTCACTTAGACACGAGCACACTATGTTTGATCAGAATATACCAAGAATCGGATGGGCATGCAAATTTATGGATGCAGACCAGACTCAACCTAAAAAAGTGCTAGAAGAAATACAGCGCCCTCTCAATACCAAAAGTACTACTGTACAGTGGCTTAATAGACAAACACGTGAAGTTGCTGAGCAGCGCTTGTGGGACATTATGGTACACAACATTAATTCATACAAGCTATTGATTGGGCATATAGCAACTCTGCCCAAAAACCGTAGAATGATTAGATTAGGCAGTGATTGTTTGCCAGTGTATACTCAGCAGGATTGGAGCTACTTCTGGAAACAATCCGATGTACGCAACTATTGTGAACAGCACTTTCTCGAAGCAGGAGATATTGCTAGATCAAAAGACGTAAGGCTCAGCTTCCATCCAGGACAATTTCTGGTACTAGCTAGTGATTCTCCTGATATAGTTGAGCGCAGTATAGAGGAGTTTGAATATCATGCAGATATGGTACGATGGATGGGCTTCGGACAGCAATTCCAAGATTTTAAAGTCAACATACATATATCGGGTCGAAGAGGCCCGCAAGGCATACGAGAGTCAATCCAACGACTATCTCCAGAAGCAAGAAACTGCATCACAATCGAAAATGACGAAAACAAATGGGGCATTGAACACAGCCTCGAACTTGTCGACGATTGTGCCCTTGTTTGTGATATACACCATCACTTTATTCGTGAAGGGGAGTACATTCAGCCAACCGACGATAGATATCTACGTGTAATTGATAGCTGGAGAGGTGTACGTCCTGCAATACATTATTCGTACAGCCGTGCCGAATATGTTGAGCATGTTAATGACAAGTTTCCCGATATGAATATGTTGTTAGCAGATGGTTACAAAAAGCAGAAATTACGGGCACACAGTGATTGGTACCCGAATCAAGTAGTTAACGAATGGGCATTGCAGTTTCTTAACACCGCAGATATTATGTGTGAGTCGAAAATGAAAGGTTTAGCATCTAAGAAGCTATACCAAGAGTGGATGGCATCACAGTGAAAGTAAATTTAACAAATGACAGCTATTCATATAGAGCTTGGTTAAGGAGCGGCACTAGATCATATAGAGCTTGGTTAAGGAGCAGCACTAAATCATATAGAGCTTGGTTGAGGAGCGGTACCCACCCAATGTCGCTGAGTAAGATGTACGAACTAACTATTTATGAGCCCTGGTGGCGAGAAAGCGTACTAGGAATGATAGCCACTGCCGAGAAATTGCAAGAGACTCGTTGCTTACAGGTTGGACGACATTGTTTCTTAACAGGCAAAAAATTATTCCTAAAGAAAGCAGTAAGAGTTAGTGCAAAGATGAATATTGGTTACTCGAAGTTTGTAGACAATGAAGTCTGGATAGACCGTAAGGAATATTTACTACTGCTATTGAAAGGAGGATAAATGGATCTGACTCTGAGAGGTAAGATTATAAAAGCTACACTATGCAGGTCTTGGCTACCCCGGCATTGCATAAGTAGCGGTCGTAATCTACATGGCAAATATGCTTATAAGATTACAACCCAGCACTACACAGAAAACGGATATGTACATACTAACACACATTGGATGGCATCTAGTGCATATCTATTACTGCAATTAATGGCAGTGTAACTATGTTTATGAGCTTAATCCCAAAAGACAGACAAATGCGTCGGATTGTAATTATTCAATGCCACAGTCCTAAAGAAAAAATCAGTTTGCTGCCACGTAAGTGCTTTGTTACTGGCAAGAGTTTGTTTATGAAGCAAGCTACCCGAGTACAGCGGGAGATCCGGCGTGGGGACTCTTACACAATCAAACAATTTTTTTGGGTAGATGCAAACGAATTTCTTTTAATCCAAATGGGTAAACAATGAGCGTAGAAAAAATAACCGGAACTAGAAAAGAGAGAATTCGTGTACTAACTAAGCACCGATTAGTAGTGAAAGAAGCTCGGTGCATGTGGTTCTGGCGATGTACAATTTCCAACAGGGTATTGTTTATGAAGCAGGCCGTTAAGTTAACTCGTGTGATTACCGGCCCGGGATCGCCTGTTCTATTCGATTACTGGGTGTCTCCTAGGGAATATACACTGTTGCAACTAAGTGGCAAACTTGAGGAGCCAGATTATGATTTTTGGGGACAGTAGAGCAGAATACATTGACTCAGTATCAAGAAAGGCGTTTGCAAATATGGAGATGAGATTAAGTCCCAAGAAAACTTCTGAAGGACGATGCTTTAATTTTAATGCTCGTTGTTTCGTTACTAATAAGAGACTGTTTGGCAGGAAGTGCGTTAAGGTAGGATGTCTTATTACTACCGCGATACACTATGCCTATTTATCTAACTACTATTTTGAACCAAAACAATATACTATGTGGTGTCTAAGAGAATAAATATGTTCATGAACCCATTAAAAAGAATGTATAACAGTGGTACCCAAAACGCTACACCCTCAGATAAGAATCCTAATCGTGTAAGCGGCGGTCTTAAAGCACAAGGACAAGACAGTTTTACTATGCTAGGTGAAGATGGCTTTGATAAAGAGGTGCCTACCCAACGCTATGTAAAAAGTTTAGAAGATCAGGTCCGGAAGCTGCGAGAAGAAACTCAGCTTACTAGCAGAAAGCTAGCAAGACAAGATACTAATGTTCAGCGTCTTTCTGCAATAGTAGATCAACTTAAAAATAATCCCAGAGGTTAACTAGTTTACTCCTTATAAACGACCTATTTTCCTAGAGCTGCTAGCAGACATATTCCATACCTGCTTGCGCTCGACTCCCTTCTTCTGTGCGAATCGTTTAACGTCACAATTGCTGCATACATGAAAATAGTTGTTGTTTAGTCGATTAGGATTCATGCTTCCCCTCGGCCTTGAAAACTCAGTCCCACAGTTATCACAGCGAAGTTTGACCACTGTAAGGTCGCGGAAGTACTCGTGCTCTATGCCCGACTTTGATTTTCGTTTATACCTTCTTCTTACGTTTGATTCGCCTAAATACATAACTATATTTACATTAAGATTATAAAATTAACAACTAAATACACTAACAAAAGGATAAACATGAATATCTGTAGCCTAACTGAACAAGCAAATAAACAAGTTACGCAAATCTGCCAAGAACATGAGGTTTACGCAGTGAGCCTGAACCTCAAAGGTGGCGGGTGTGCTGGATTTGAATACGAATGGAACACAGTGGACACAATAGAAGACGTTGAGCCAGGCTCGTACACGTTAAAAGCCTTAGGTGGCAATCTAGTCATCGGTCCAGCTAGTCTCATGTTTTTAGCAGGCACCGCAATTGATTACAAAAGGTCTATTGTTGGGTCGAATTTCGAAATAACAAACCCTAACGCAAAATCATCATGCGGTTGCGGAGTCTCAGTAGAATTTGATATGAATAGTCTATCCACACAAGAAGAAATTGACCAGCTGACTAGTTCAGCAATATAACGGAGTATTGAAGAATGGCAAGACAAGGCGTTGACATTGGTGTAGAAGGCAACGACGGAACAGGCGACAGTATTCGTGAATCGTTTCGCAAGGTAAACGAAAACTTTCAAGAACTGTACGCAGTGTTTGGAATTGGTGGCCAGATATCGTTCACTGATCTAAGCGATACACCCGACAGCTATCTCGATAACGAAAATAAGATCCCTGCGGTGCGCCCTGATGGTTCTGGACTTAGTTTTCTCGAACTTGTGTCAGACGGGTACGACGGCGAAGCTGTTAATACCATTGGATTCGACTTTAGTGTTGACGGCAAGGTTATAGTTAGGCAGCTGGTCTCAAGAGTTTCAAATGATCCAGAGCCAAGTCTAAGTGGACCACTAAATGCCGCAACACAACCTATTGCAGGCGTTACTGTATCTCAAGCAGCAATTGATACATTTAACTCGGTTTATAATACTGACTATACAGTTGGTGATCTGGTTATTAATAAATCCTTTGCAGACAGAAATTACCAGACTAAAACAGTGCCTGGAGGTGGCGTAAGACTACCTGACGAACCAGACACTATATCACAATATACTCTTACTGCATCTGGGCTAGATCAAGGAAGTTTAGTAATTGTTGATCACGGACTTTCAGATGCGTTTAACGGTGCCGGATTTGTGTTTAATTCAACTGAAACAGATCCTAACAACGTTACGTCTGGCGGTGATGTATACATTAGAATTAAGAATAAGGATACAATTTCTCTCTATGGATCACAACAAGCTGCACTAGACGGTTCCGGCAGAATATTGTTGGCTGGTGGCACCGGCGTATTTACTATTACAGATGCTGCTCTAGATCTTGCCCTCGAAGGAAATTGGCTGGACAACATAGCATTACCACGCAAGTCAATTGTACGAAGACAAGGCGACACTATGGAAGGTATTTTAAACCTTTCAGACCATCCTGGTGATCTAGCAGGGACCGGCCTTCCAAACGGCCTTGATGATCTTCAAGCAGCTACTAAGTTATATGTGGACAATGCATCTGCTGCAAGCACTGTAAACTTGTATGTAACCACAGTAGGTGATGACTCACAAAAAAATACTCCAGATGGCAAACAAGGACGCAGCCCAGCATACGCATACAAAACTGTTAACGCCGCAGCAGAAAAAGCAGAAGAAATTATACAAGCAGCGCCATTTGAACCTGGACCATACGTACAAACAGTTACTTATAACTCAGGAGCTACAGATGGAATAGTAGTTTCGCAAGGTATAACTCCTACAATAGTTAACAGAATAAACGCAAGACAGCTGATTACGCTGAATAAAGAGTTTGTTAGTAAAGAAGTAACTGCATACATAGACGCAACATATCCTGAATTTGCAGGAAGATATAATACATCTACGTGCGAAAGAGACGTAGAATATATTCTAGATTCAGTTTCACTTGATGCGCTGCTGGGCAACAATGCCAACTACTTATCTCGTTGGGCTGGAATTAGATACTTTTCAAACGCTAGTGCAAGTGCTGCAATTGGTTCACAAAGACTGTATACCCTAGCAGGAATAAACTATGCTAGGAATCTTGTAGTAAATTATATATTAACTAATACTGCGCCACCTGTGCAGTATCAAGACAGAGTTGATCAAGTAATTGATAATACTATCATACCAGATAGTGCAGCTGACGAAACCATCGATGCTAAGTTTAACGTATTGCTCGACGTGATTAACCAAGGCGTTTTAAACGCTCCTACAATTGTAGACGGATTAACTAATTACAAAATTAACATCTCTAACGGCAATTATGGATTTATTGACCAAGCCAACCCGTTAAATGCAGATATAATCCCCGGCAAGGTAATACGAGGTAAGTCCTCAGGCGCAGTTGGTCGCATTGTTGACTATAAAAACGAGTCGGGTGACAGAGCAGTTAGCCTAGCAGAAACAGATGAAGTTGAAGTGCAACTACTGGAACCTATAGAATTTCAAGACAGTGAAACTTTAGAATTTGGAAACATTGTACGCGAAACACAAGTTTCAATAAGGGTAGAAACTGGTATCTACGAAGAAGATTATCCAATCAGGGTATCTGCTAACGTGTCTATTAAAGGTGACGAGTTTAGACGAGTAATAATTCGCCCTAAGAAACGAGTTTCACAATCACGCTGGGCTAACTTATATTTCTATAGAGATGCACAGTTTGACGGCCTGGTACTTGGTCGCAGTATAATTGAATCAGTTAGTGTCACGAACCCGGATGATTCTAACAGGGCTGGCGGAGTCTGGCGAATCGATAACTCCGATTGGACTTCAAACAATCTAGGTAAAGACGCTGTGTTTGAAGTAGACGTTAATACATCCGGCACAGTAATTGGCGTTACTATACTAAACCCTGGCGTAGACTTTGTTAAAAACGAATTAATCACAATACCAGACAGTGCATTAGGCGGTAGTGGGGCTGCTCCGGTTATTCTGTCGGTATCTAGAATCCCAAACGGGGTCGAGTATGTAAATTCACTAACTGGTGAAGTAGACGGTTACTTTGGCTATCACTACCTAGAAAAACCAAATCAACAGAAACAAATTGGGGCTGGTTACACAAACGTAGGATCGTGGAACACTTCAGCACTGGCGTTAGTTGACAACAAAGAATTTATACAGGAACAAGTAGCTGAATACCTAGACGATCAGTTTTCTATCTTTAATAACACCGCTGACAAAGTTGCATACTTTAATGGCGTTGGTAAAATTGTCGATGCATTGATTAAGGATGTGCGGCTGGGCAGCAACGAGTTCTCACTAGAAGCGCAGGGAGAGTACTATGTTGGGCAATCTCCAAACGGAACTGTTGAAGGAATACAGTATATTGCAACTATAGCTAACAAGATAATTAGAGGTCAGGGGCCAGATACCATATACGGCCTAGATAATCAGTATGCAATAGACACATTTAACGGCGATACTATTCCAGATATGTGGAGTAGCGGCATTAGATATAGAGCAAGAACTGTTGTATCTAATACAGTATCAGGAACAACTCGGTTTTACACTACAACTATCGAACATCTTTCCGGAGATGAGTTCAATCAAACTGAAGAAAATAATTTTTGGAGGGAAATTGATGGACCTGAGCTAGTAATTAGTAATCTAATCAACACGATTGCATTTGCATTCGAACCTGAGTATAGTCCACCTCTTCGTAACAACGAAATGGACGTGTTCCTCATGGACAATGCCACTATCATTCGTAATGTAACAGTGCAAGGTCACGGTGGATTCATGCTAGCACTAGACCCAGAAGGGCAAGTTCTAACTAAATCACCATATATTCAAACCGGTTCAAGCTTTTCAAAAAGCCTTAATAAACAGTCGTTCCGAGGCGGAATGTTTGTTGACGCGTTCGTAGGTAACACCGCAGTTCAAGTATCTGATAGGGTTGACGGATCAGCGTTTAGGCTTAAGATACAAAGTTTTGGAAGTCAAGACGATCCGCAAGGGTTATTTGTAAGGCGTCCTCAAACTCCATGTGCATTCTACATTGACGGAAGGCGTTTTCAAGTAAACGCAGTTACTAACTACGATCCGGATTTAGGCTCAGCTGAGCTTATTCTAGATCGTAGTTCAAACAACGGTCAAGGTTTTGCAGGATTAACTAGTCAATTGCTTACTGGTGTTGATCTGGATGCTATCGGAGATTCCGAAACACAAATACCTATTACTTTGCAAACAGCTGGCAACCGTTCCATACTAGGAAACGACTTTACGCAGATTAACGATCTTGGCTACGGACTAGTGGTATTGAACGGTGCATTATCAGAAATGGTGAGTATGTTTACTTACTATTGCTGGGTGTCTTATTATGCTGCCAATGGCGGCCAAATACGTTCAATAAGTGGTTCGTCTTGCTACGGAGAATATGGATTAATTGCAGAAGGAGCTGATCCTAACGAAATTCCTGACGTAGTTGATCTGATACAGGATATGGTTCAGCCTGCTAAATCATTTACTGCTGATGTGGTGTTAACCGTAACAAATCCAATACAACTTACAGTTGGAGATGTTGTACAGCAGGCAAACTCAGATGCTATTGCAACAGTAAGTGCCAGCACGTCACAGACTAGCAACGGAGGTACTGGGTCAACCACTGTTTACTTAAAAAATTCTACAGGTATATTTAATACAGTTGATCAACTAACACTTGACCCACAGGGCACAGCAAGTGCACTAGGGTCAAATAGTGTTCCAATAAACGTAAATGCTATAGGATACGGCAACGACGTCGAAAGCTTGTCCATTTACGTATACGACATGAAGGATGTACCATCTAATAGATCCGAAATAGACCTATATCATCCAGCACGTAACGTTTTTGCAAGATATGAAGTTGCAAATGCAGAAAAAACGGGAGAATATGTAGGAGCGTATCTCAACGTAGGTACTGATATTTCATATAACTACAACACCGGCGCAGCAGCAACAGGTACTGCAACCGGCGCAATTTTCACTATTAGAAAAACTATTAACGGGGGGTATACCGCAACTATAGAAAATGGCGGCAATGACTATAGAGTAGACGACTCCTTCAATATTACAGGTTCGTTACTTGGTGGGCAAAACGGCACGCACGATTGTACTATTGCAATTACTGCTATAAACAATACCGAAGGCAACGGCATAATAACCGGTATTTTAGTAACAGGTACGATATACATCGAGCCAACAACTCCAACAGTTAGTAACACTGTTTATAAGCTGAACTTCTCAACAGGAGATTCTCAGTTTAGTGAGAGTGGTTTGCTAGAGGAAGTTGCATTTGATACTATTATTCAGTATCGTCGTAACTCAACACACATTTTAGGTGACGTTGCAAGGGCAGAACTTCTAACAATTAGACCATCTACTGCTATCATTTTTAATGAAAATCCTGAATTTGTGTACAGATCAGTTAGTTTCCTCACATCTGATTCGTTGGGCAATGAATTAGAACAAGATCAACTACAAACTGGATTTGATACAAGTTATGACTACATAAGGCTGTTGGTAGACTCTCAGCGAGCAGGAGAGTCTAGTCTTTCAGGTGACGGTACTACTAAAGGCGGCACAGTCGGTGATACCAGAATTGCATTATTGGCAGCTTCAGATTTTAATGAAATTTTTCGATTAAATAATAACTTGTTTACGCCTGAAGGCAACCGTCCAGTCGGCTGGACTGCGGATTCATTAACTCCACTTCCTTCCATTATAACATGGGCTGGCAAGCAGCATTATGTTTACAACTTCCGTGGTGTGAAGACTATTCAAGGTGTCGAAACCGAAGTAGCGCCAGCAGAAGATAACGATTATGCAATCGTAGACATTGAAGATGTGGGAATAGATATAAACTATCCTCTTAGTGCCGAGGGACTTGCAGGCACAACAATTTTAGGAAATAGTATTGTTGTAATACGTGCTGGTCTAAAAGCTGGAAGCATTGGCGATATTACTGTTAACATTTCTACTTGCAGAGTCACCGGCCACGACTTCCTTGACATTGGCACAGGAGGTTACAACTCTACCAATTATCCAAACGTGTTATTTGGAGAGCCTGAAGATAAAAATAGTGCAAACGAAGTAGAGGAACGAGGCAAGGGTCGAGTTTTCTATGTAAGCACTGATCAGAACGGCGTATTTAGAGTAGGCAGATTCTTTAGCGTAGACCAAGGTACAGGTACTGTGACTTTTAGTGCTTCCATAGCACTAAGTGATGTAGACGGGCTAGGTTTTAAACGTGGTGTTGTAGTAACAGAGTTTTCAACAGACACTGCAATGACTGACAATGCTTCGGATACTGTGCCTACAGAACTTGCTGTTAGAGGATATGTAAACCGACGATTAGGTTACGATGCAGCAGGCAATCCGGTCTCGAACAGATTAGGACCCGGTGCGCTGGCGCCTAACGGTTCAATTCCGCTGACAGGTGATTTGAATGCAGCCAACAACACAATTTCTAACTTGGGTATACCCAGTAATGCAGCAGATGCAGCAACCAAACGCTATGTTGATAACACTGCCAGCGGCGGCGACGAGATTCAAGACCTGCGATCAGTCAGCTATAACAGTTACCAATCAGGACAAGTATTGTCTTCCACTGGTGCTAAACGCCTTATATTACCTGCCGGCAGTGTTGTAGCAGGGCCGTATGTTCCCGGAGATGTTATAACCGGATCAGTAACTGGAGCTACAGGTGAAATAGTCGAGGTCATTGAAGAGACAGGATCAGTAGACGGCGACATTGTTATATTGGTTTACACACCGCTATCAGGAGAATTTAGTGATGGAACTCCTGCTGGTAACTCGCCTGGGCAAGACAGAGCTGAAGTGTTGCCAGCAGGCGCGCAAGGAATTGTAATAGATGGTCCTGTAGACGAATGGGCTAACGTCTTGGCATCTGCTAGCAGCGATATCAGTATAACAACCAGTCGAGAAGAAATTAACCTGCAGATTAAAGCAGGAGTTATTGTTAATGCTGATGTTAATGCAAATGCTGGCATAGCACAAAGTAAACTAGCACTTGCATCTGCATCCACAAGGGCAAATTCAACAGGCATATCACAAAGTGATCTAGGATCTGCATCATTTGACTCAGCAGTGTTTAATTCAACTACTGGCTGGATTACAATAAACAACGGTGCACTAAGCATTAACAAACTACAGCGCATATCTAATGGCTCAGTATTAGGTAATTGGAGTGGTGATGACGGTGCTAGTAATATAGACCAGATATCTTTTTCTAATGTTGTAGCGCAGGGACTTGGTCTAGAGGATAAAGACTTCACAGGTTCCGTACTTGCAGTAGCAAGTGATCCAGGACAAGCACTGATAAGAACTGGTACAGGTGCATACAGTATTTCAAATGTTACCAACTCTGGCGAAACAAATTCAATACTCAAAACAAATGCCATTGGTAGTATTCAAGTCAACTCCTTAATATTAGGGGGTAACCCATCTTATGAAATATTAAGCCTTGATACGACCACTGTTCTGTTCAAAACTCCAACGCAGGGTGAAATACTTCGATCAGTAGGGGGCTCACCAAGTGTAGCACCTACTGTACAGATAGCAGGTGGAGTAAATATTGGAGACTCCAATACTGCACAGTCTGTATTAAAAGCCAACTCTACACTTGCAAGCAAGAAGGCCATCGGAGTCAATTGGATCTACTCCAGCTTTATAGAAGCACAAAGTGAAAAAGGTGCAGCTTCAACAGGAATATCTATAGGCGCAGCGTCAGGATTATCCTCAGCAGGCAGAGTTGCAATAGTAACAGCAAATACTAGTTCAAACACTAGTGTAATTCCGTTTACTTTTAGCTCAGCAGGTGTACTTCCTGATGTTACTAACACTTATGATATTGGTAGTAATTCACTAAGATATCGTAATATATATTCAAGTGGAAACTTGTTTGTAAATGGAGCCAGTATTGTTGCAGGTGAATACACTGGTAAAGGATTCTTACCAGATGTTACCAACTCCCACGACATTGGCAGCGCAGCATTAAAATATGATAACGTTTACGCAAATATATTTAATGGTACTGCAACCACAGCATACTACGCTGACCTAGCTGAAAATTATCAAGCTGATGCAGCTTACGAAGCCGGCACTGTTCTAGTATTTGGTGGCGATGCCGAAGTAACTACAACTAACCAAAAGGACAACTTTAGAGCTGCCGGAGTGGTATCAACTAATCCAGCGCATCTAATGAACACTGCACTGTCAGGTGATAATGTAGTTGCTCTGGCACTTCAAGGACGAGTTCCATGTAAAGTAGTTGGCAAAGTTAGCAAAGGAGACATAATTGTTACAAGCGGAATATTTGGATACGGTTGTGTAAACAACAACCCAGTTAATGGCACAATGATTGGTAAGGCAGTAGGTGCTAAAAATACCAACGAACGCGGCATTGTTGAAGTAGTAGTAGGAAGATAATGTGAACTACTGAGTGATCTTTAGTCACTCAGTAGTTCACATAGATACGATAAATATATAAACAAACAGGACGCAAGAATGGCCAATAGATATCCCCTAATAATTGATGTCAATGACAATAATAAAATAAAAGAGATACCTACAGGTGATAATCTTACTTTACAAGGATCTTCTATTGTTCAAGTTCAGGATATTACAGCAACAGGAACTATTAACGCAGGCGATATTAGGTTAAATGGCAATAGACTAGTAGCTCAGACGTTTTCTGATCTAATAGAAACACCGTCTAGTTTTCAAGGTTCACAAGACTACTTTTTAAAAGTTAATGCGGCAGGCGACGGCATTGTCTATCGACCGCTAAGCGACCTCGGAAATATTCAACTTGATAGTCTAACACTAAACAGCGATATCATACCTAGTGTTAATGCTAGTGGTAGCATAGGTACTGACCAGGCATCATTTGCGAGGATCACTGCTACTAATCTAAAAGGAAACTTGCTAAGTTTAAATGACGAGCTTGTATTTAATGCTGGCACAGGGCTGATATCATATGCTGCAATACAGGGCGCGCCGTCAAGTCTTTCTGAATTCAATGACGACGTTGGATATCTAAAGGTTAATGATCTAAGCACTACAATTAATAACCTGCCGTCAGTTAGCACATCTAGCATTACTGTTAGCAATCTATTAACATTAGGCATAATAACAGCAGAGCCAGGCTCTCCTCAAAACGGAATGATTGCAATTGCGGACGGAACAAATTGGAATCCAACAAGCTCAGGAGTACAAACAATGGTTGTGTACCTAGGCGGCGCATGGAAGCAAATACAAACAGCGTAAGGAAAAGACAATGGCAGTAAACTTAATTAACGTAGGACAAATTGCTAACGACGGAACAGGTGATGATCTTCGCGAAGCAATGATAAAAATAAATGAAAACTTCGAAATACTTGATCTGACAATTGGCGCAACATCAACTGCTAGTAATCTTGGTACTGTGGGGCAAGGACTTTTTTCTGCTAGCATTAACGACGATCTACAGTTTAAAAAACTTAATAGCGGTACCGGCATTGCTCTAAGCTCAGATTTTGAAAAAGTTACAATTAGTAACACAGGCGTTGTTTCACTTGCAATAACAACCGACGGTGGCGCCACTCTGCTAGAAGGCAGCGCAGAACTAACTATTCAGGGTGGACCCGGTATATCCACTCGCATAGTAGACGGTAACCTTGTTATTAACAACGATTATCTTGCAGAACTGTCACAAGATATTACTCCGGAACTGAGTGGGAATCTTAATGCCGGTGGGTACGACATACTTAATGTAGGCAACCTTACCGGATTAGTAAATGGAGTTGACCCAGCGGCCTATGCTGTTTACTTTGAAAATATTGAGCTAGGTGGAATACTATTTTCTGTTACCAACACAATCGAATTACTTACTGCAACATCAGACTTTGATCTAGGAACTTTCACTAACCCGTCAGCAATTAGTATTGACGAGGGTGTGATTTAATATTCCGATAAATACTCTGCATGGAGAGTACTATAGATGAGCAGTATTTGGAACATACAGACAGGGGATAGAATAGCAACTTCAATCGAAAGAGAAGCTGTTAATATTCTGCTGCCCTTAACAAACAATAACGAAACTATTACTGAAATTATAAGCGGACGTCTCCCACCAGGTGCAAGATTAGAAGGTAATCGTATAGTAGGTACACTGTTTGAAGTAGCCTACAACCAAAGCTTTAACGTTGTTATCCGAGCAGAATTAGATGATCTATTTGAAGATCGAACTGTAGAACTAATAGTTACCGGTCCTGATGACCCACGCTGGGTTACAAACTCAGGGCTTTTACCAATTGGCGCAAACGATTCGTTATTCATTCTAGACAATGTACTGGTAGATTTTCAATTACTGGCCACAGATACCGATCTTCCAGCAGGCGACCAGCTAAGATACTATATTGCAAACGACGACGGTGAGCTACCACCAGGAATAGAATTATCAAACGACGGTAAACTACAGGGCATCGTAGAACCCCTGTTAAGTTTGGACCTGGACTTTGTTACTGATAGCAATGATGTAACAACAACAGGCTACAGCAGTTATGTTTACGATTCAGTACCCTATGGATTTAGTGCAACTTCGATTTTTTCTAGAAAACTAAACAGATATTATCCTTTTGCTGTCACTGTAACAGACGGTACTAGCTTTATTCGAAGAGAATTTAAAATATACGTAGTAGGAGACGATTTTCTAACTGCCGATAATACACTAATGCAATCCAGCACAGGGACATTTACTGCTGATTTAACCAACATAAGAACGCCCACTTGGCTAACACCAAGAGACTTAGGAGTTAGACGTGCAAACAATTACGCTACTATATATTTAGAAACAATTGACAATAATCAGCTAGACGGTGAACTAATATACACACTCGAAAACATAAACAATCTAGGCACTATAAGTAGATTACCACCAGGATTATTATTAGACAGCAGAACTGGTGAGATTACAGGACAAATTCCCTATCAGCCAGCTATTACAATAGACTACACATTTACAATACGCGCTACTAGGATATCACCAGATACTGGAATAGTTAGCATATTTGCAAACTACTTTGAAGACACTCCGCGAGAGGCAACCTCGTTTAAAATATTTAAGATAGATCGTACCGGTGATATAGACGGTATTAATGACCTATTGGCTTTGGTCAATCGAGAAATTCTTCTCGAAGAAAGACTGTATAGAGTTATAAATGTTGATGACTCAAACGCAGACTATGACGTAATTTTTTTAGGGTCGCCTCTTATCACCAGTGTTCCGTTAATACTCAGCAGGGCCAGTGTTACCAGCAGCGACTACTTATTTGTTAACCGCCTGTCTGAAATCAATAGGCAAAGGTACACTCAACGTCAATTAGAGTTTGAACAAAACAAAGCCTATACTATAAGTAGTATTACTCCGTATATTGAATACGAAATAACACAAACTGATCTCAATATTACAGGAATATTTCCTTCAGGCAGTCCTAGAGATATACAAGTAGGCGAAGATTATATTGTGGGTGATTATATTGTTCGCTCAGTGTCCAGCGGGGGAGACGGGTTTATCTATGTGTGCATAGCAGCACACGCAACTGAGCCACAACTTGATGCTAACGGTGATATTATCTTCGACGACCAAGGAAATGTTCAGATATTATTTGAACAAAATAAGTGGTCCGAAGTTGCCGAAACGTCTAATGAGCTAAGTGTTAACGACCGAGTAATTGCAACCGTACAGGCGCTTGAAGACACCTATAACAACAGGGCATTTGTCAGTGCTGTTGAACCTCGACAATGGATAATTAAAATACCTAGTACTGCTAGTTCTAGAGCTGTTTCAAATATTCGCAACTTCTTTGGCAATAACGGAACTATTGTTGTAAAAGTGCTGCGTGACAATGAGGATTTTGTACAGCTAGATAAAAATCTTACTGTTGTGCTAGCACAAGGAAGAAATATTGGCATAGCACTATTTGCCCGAGACTTTTTCTCTGAGGACATAATTGTTGCAGAAAACGACGAAGTAGTCATGCCCAGCAGTATAAAAACATTTAACCTGCAGATAATTGGAGAAGTTGACAGTAACATAAGTTGGATTACTGCTGCGGACCTAGGAACTATTAATGCCAACTTCACTAGTATTTTTAGATTAGAAGCAGAAACAACCGTGCCCTTTTCAAAGATGACATATAAACTAATAAACGGCAGACTACCGTTCGGCATGAGACTGCAATACAATGGAGAAATAGTCGGAGCTCCTAAGCAGTTTGCTGATGCAGAAGGTCTAGGACTAAGCATATTTGATAATAACAATGTGTCCTGGGATGGTAAAATACCTGGCGAAACAACTTTCGATCGACAATACGATTTCACTGTTAGAGCAGTTGATCGATTTGGCATTGCAGCAATCGACCGTACATTTACCGTTCGAGTAGAAAGTTTTGACAACACGCAATATACAGATATCTACGCAAGACCCATGCTTCAACAGAGTCAACGAGATGCGTTTAGAGACTTTACAAGCGATCCCAGCATATTTACACCTGATAAAATTTATAGACTAGGTAACGCTACATTTGGCATACAAAAGAACCTAGATATGCTGATCTATGCTGGAATTGAAGCCAAAAACATTGCAGAGTTTGTTGCAGCCGCAGCAAAGAATCATAAAAGAACAAAGTACGGGTTGGGAGAGTTCAAGACAGCAATTGCAATTGATCCAGATACTCAAGAACAGGTATACGAAGTAATTTATATTGATGTTAACGATTTTGCACAGACTGATAAAGGTAAAACACAAAGTAAGTTTAACATACGTAATACTAAAAAAATCACAGTTGACAGTTTACAGTATGCAGCTATCGACGATAATACAAACACTGGATCAGGCTTTGATTCTTTGCCAGTATATGGTCGTGGCGGCTTTGTTAGATTTATTCCCTCTACTCTAAACCAGCTAATTATCGAAACCAGGGAAGGCGATGTTGAACTTTCAACAGACAATGCAGACTTTGAGGTAGAAATAAATGACACTTCCAGTGTTGTAGTTGCTCTTGAAAGAAGCGACAGTGAACCATACAGAATTAGACCGAATCCTACAAACACATTGAAAGTGGATAGTAATGCCATACTTGCTGGTCAGAGTTCGGATGTCGTAAAATATAGAGCTAGTATTGAACACATGCGAGATAACATCAAGGCAATTGGGCAGAATGAAAGAAATTATCTGCCTCTTTGGATGCGAACTCCTCAAAACAAATTGCAAGAACTAGGATATGTAAGTGCTATTCCAGTTTGCTATTGTGTGCCAGGACAAGCAAAGAATGTTCTAGCAGCTATAAATAATAGTAACTTTAATCCTAATATTATTAACTACGACATAGATAGGTATATTGTTAAGCGAAGCAAAGACTCATTGGAAGAAAAATTTATACTATTCGCAAACTACCTATTCAACGTATGATAATAATAAATAGGATTATATAACAGAGGAATAATTATGGCAAGTCAAATTATAAGCGACACGCTGGATGCAGCGTACCCAGTTGCTGGAGTGGATAATGACACCCAGGGCTTTCGCGATAACTTTAGTATCATTAAGGCAGGATTAGGCATTGCAAAAAATGAAATTACAATTCTGCAGAGTAATACTGCTAAGCTGGATCAGTCCAACAACTTCGACGGCAGTGTAATTGCTAGCGCAGAATTGTCGTTGTCCACTCACTCATCACGTAATCCCCTAACAATAAACTCGGGATCGTCAAACTTAGAAATTAGTTTTCTAGAAGGACACTACCAAACAATTGCACTAGCAACTGACGCTACGTTTATGCTGACTGATTGGCCGACCCGCGACAATGGAGTCTATGTTTCAAAAATGACTGTAGAATTTAAAGGAAGTGATTCTACCGTACACGAAATAGGGTTAACGACCAATGCCGGAACAATTAAGTATTCGTCAGACTTTCCTACAACATTAACGGTTGCCAGTAATAACACATCGGTCATTATTGAATTTTGGACTGCAACCCAAGGACACACTGTGTTTGCAAACTACATCGGAGAGTTCTCGTGATAAGTCCATTAATACATTCACTAAGTGATCTAAGCGAAAGTCAACTGGATTCGAAAATATCTGAGCTTCAGCACAAATATTTTCAAAGTTCTAATCCCAGTGTTAAGCATCAAATCACTGTGTTCCTTGATATCTATCATGCTGAAGTAGCCGATCGTCGAGTAGTCGCAGCACAAAAAGAAAGAGAACAAATGGCAGAAAACGGCCACAAAAGTGTTGACAATCTAATCAATATCAACTAAACTGTTTGTATGATTGTAAAAACAGACAAGTTAGGAACACCAATCTTCACCACTTTAGATCTCGTAAACATGATCTACAGCGGACATGCAGATAAAGTACACCTTGTACAGTGTGAAGACACAGCTGACGTACAACGGTTTAATGCCGTTGCAAAAGAAAGGTATACTTCAGGATTACAAGTCTACAACTCATCAACTACAACAATGGTAGAATTCGATAATGCCTGCCAGTCTGAGTGGTTCATGCCTGACGAGTATCTAAAGATAGATATTTACGATCACCTTGTTGGATTATGCTCGAATCAAAACGAAATAAACAGACTAACTAGTGAACTAGAAGAATATCAATCTCGTAATATGATTAATATACTTAGGTATATGATATTTTTAGTTGATTTTATGAGAGAGAATGAAATAGTTTGGGGAGTCGGCAGAGGATCTAGTGTAGCAAGTTTTGTACTGTATTTAATCGGAGTGCACAAAATACACTCAATTCAATATGGCCTAGACTTCCATGAGTTCATGAGATAAGTAAGTATATAATAGGAGACACACATGTCAAAAGTATCATCAGGAAAAAAACAGCACATCAGCATGAGAGGAAAGCAAGTTGATATGGACTTGCTTCGCAAAAGAAACGAATTAACTCCGGCAGTGGGAAATGCAAGAGTAAATGCACGTGGTGACGAGCTAGGCCCAGGCGGCGAAATTACACGCAAGCGTGAAGCAATTGTACAAGAGCACTACGCCCAAGCAGGCAAAGCACGTCCAGATAGTGGAAGAGCGGAGTCATCCGACAAACAAGCAGAAGTAGAGCAGCCGACTACTAAATTAGCACCTGCAAAGAAATCTTCAAAGAAGTCTCAAACCAAAGTCGAACAACAATTAACAACATTAGAAATAGAAGAGCAAGACAACAATGAAGATAACTGGGCCGAAGATGCAAAGGGCAACTTTATAAAAAAGGTAAACGATGGCCACTAACATTAATAATATACAAGGCAACCTTAGAGCAATCAATAATCGAGTACTAGTTACCGAGATGCACTTTGGTGAACAAACTACTACTACTGGAATAGTAATATCCAACGATGACGGTAAGACTCGAGGCATCTACCCTCGATGGGGCAAGGTATACAGCAAAGGGACAATTAATAACGATGTATACGCTGTAGGTAATTGGATATTAGTCGAACACGGCCGTTGGACTAGAGGAATTAACCTTGAAGCTAACAACACTGAATTTGAAGTTAGAATGGTAGAAACTGAAAGCATTCTAGCTTATTCAGTAACTGCGCCTAATAGTTTAAACATGGGTGCAGAATACAGAGACGGTGAACACGCTACTGTAGACCCAAGTTCGTTTATAAATCCACAATACTAACCAAGAGGCTCAAATGAATTACGAAGAATTAATTACGCAATGGCACCACGACCGAAACTTGATTAACGGATCTGACGACAAGTCACAATTTTGTAAATTAGTAGAGGAAATGGGAGAACTTTCCTCTAACATCTGCAAAGGTAAAGACATTAAGGACGACATTGGTGATATGATGGTTGTACTAATTAACATTATGGTGCGCAATGGTCATACTATGGACGATTGTCTTGCAGTTGCTTATGACGATATTAAAGATCGTAAAGGAAAAATGATAGACGGAATCTTTGTAAAATCAGCTGATCTTACATAGATTACTCAGGCACACTTAGGCACACTTAGTCACACTTAGGCACATTAACCAGTACTGTTTGGTCGGGGCTGCTCGACTCATCAAGAGTTTGCGATGTAACATCGTCGACGGATATCGATGCACTGGAAGGCAAAAGCTAACTAAAGGCTTTAAATGAAGTAGGCGCTGTGATAAAGATACAACCTACAGGCAAGTAATTTCGCTTAATAGGGATTAACTACCATCCGTTGATATTGTGAAGCTAGAGTAAGGGGTACCGGTCAACCGCCTCTGATACAGAAATGTAAATCTCTTTTATTAAGATGGTCCATGCTCACTCAGATGAAAATGAGTTACCTTCAATTCACCCAAATGGGTGAGTTATGGCTCTACTATCTAGATGAACCAACTGAACCTGCCTGCTAGCAGTCATGCAGTACAAGTGGTATTTGATTAACCAAACATTATTCACAAAGAGAAGTTAGATTGAGCGCAAGCGAAAGCTTGTGTTAAGCGAAGCGTACACACATACAGTCAAACACCAATTATATTAATGGCATGCTCTGAATTAAAAGAAACTACTTATCTTAGACAATAGAAAAATATTCAACACACAGGACTAGTATTATGAGTTTACTACTTGATGCAGGAAATAAAATACGCACAGCCGTTGCTTGGGATATGTATCTGTTAGACAATGTGCCGGCTCTTGATAAATTATGGAGTCAGGGCAAGTTTGAACAGTTTGAGACCTACAAAGCCCTAGCGGGATTAACCTACAAAGATTACATAGAAAAGAACAAATATCATCCTAATGCCGGTCTTTTCTACTGCCCTTATATTCCAATAGAGTTTACAAATGTTGAATTTACCGTTACCAAGTAATAATATACTTTCTGAAGATGATTGGAACGAATACCTAATAGAGCATGTGCCTGCTCTTGCTACATTGTGGAAGCAAGATAAGCTTGAACTGTTTGAGACCTACAAGGTATTAGCTGGCTTTTCTTACGCTGAATATATATTAGAAGGTTCACGAAACTTTATGAGTGAGCTAGCTAGTGTTCAACCTATGTCAGCACCCACAGGTGCAATATACAAAATTCGACTAATTAAATAAGTCATTGACATTCCTTAAATTCTGCGCTACACTGTATTGACAGTATAGGAGCAGATTTTGAAACTTCCAGAAACAGCAACAAACAACAAAAGTCTTACTACTACTGGGCTCGCAGGCATTGTCTTGATGTTCCTGCACCTTACTAGCTCCATTACAGGATGGGGTTGGCCCATCCTGTATATATTCTTAATCATATCTGGCATTGGTCAGGAAAACAGGAAAACTTAATGGCTACTCATGGAACCATAGATTTAGAAACACTTGACGTTAAACCTGGCGCAACTATCCTAAGTATAGGTGCAGTTAAGTTTGACCCCAAATCAGATTCTGAACCGCATTCAGAATTATACTTTAAGATTGATATTGACGAGCAGGATCAGCTGGGACGATCAGCAAGTGACAGTACAATTGAGTGGTGGGGCAGGCAAGACCCTGCCGTTATGGAAGAAGCGTTTGATCCCGTAGGCAGACTCAGCGTAGAAGACGCATTGCGACAGTTATCCAAGTGGTGCGTAGGAACCAGTGTGCTTTGGGGGCAAGGCTACGGCTTTGACTATACTATTCTTGAAGACTTATATCGCTGTGTAGGAAAGCCGATTCCTTGGAACTTTTGGCAGATCCGTGACAGTCGTACACTGTTCTCAGCATGTAAGCAGGATCCGAGAAAGACGTTGGGGCAGAATAATTTGCACAATGCACTATCAGATGCATACTTCCAGTCTAAAAGTATTCAAATTGCCTACAAGGAGTTAAACATACAGCGATGAAACCACGTGAAGAAATAGTTGAAGAAGTTATTAACTGGTTCCACAACGAAGCAAAACAGTCTAAGATGGCGTTTTTAGAAACAAAAGAATCGGACCTAATACTGTATCATCACACGCTGGGTCGCAAGATACGCAATGAGTTCAGTTTATGGGAAGCTAAGTGGACACCGGAGCTACAGGACGGTGTTGACTGTAGCTCCGGTCACCCTGATGCTTTGAGTCAAGGCATTATACAAGAAGTCTGGACCAGACTTCTAGGACAAGATTTATGATTAACACCCCCGAAGGAATTATCCGAAACATGTGTTTGACCTACAACCACGCATATTTTCTACCTACTAAGGCTGATGACGACGATAATCTCCTTAATTGTGCACTAACTATTAGTGAGAAAGAGTATCTTTGGAGACAGATGACACAGATATTTAATAACGATATTGAACCGTTTATGGAGTTTAAAAAATGAGTATGTTAGACTTTGCAAAATCAGAACTAGACTGTATCGGAATGACAGATGACGATTTAAGCGGCGAAGACATAAACTTTTGTATGCGTGATCACATTTTGCGCATGGTTGAAGAGTTTAGCAAAGAAGGCCACAGTGGATACAGCGCAAGCTATGCATTAGGTATTCTCAAGAAGCTGCTGGCGTTCGAGCCGTTAACACCGCTTACCGGCGAAGACAGCGAGTGGATAGACGTCACCGAAGAGTCAGGAGGTAATGTAATGTACCAAAACAAGCGATTGAGCAGCGTATTTAAAGACAACAACAGCGCATGGGATATTGACGGCAAAGTATTTTGGGAATGGTACACCGACGAAGAATCCGGTGAGAAGTCTAAAATCTACTTCTCAGGCAGTGGCTGCGCAACACCTGTGGGGTTCCCCTACACAAAGCCTGACGAGCCAATTTACGAATACCGTCCTACTGAGGACGAAACTGTATAAATGATTCATACTAAAATACAACAAATTCTTGCAAGAGAAACTACCAGACAACAGGAAACAATAGAGCTGATAGCCAGCGAGAATTTTGCTAGCCCAGAAGTGATGCAGCTTTGTGGAAGTGTTTTCACTAACAAGTATGCAGAAGGTTACCCAGGCAAACGCTATTACAATGGCTGTGAATATATTGACGAAATTGAACAGTTAGCAATTGATAAACTCAAAACACTGTTTGGCTGCACGTTTGCAAACGTACAACCGCATAGTGGAGCTAATGCAAATACAGCAGCGTTTCAAGCATTCCTCAACCCAGGAGACACTATACTAGGTATGGATCTTGCAAGTGGCGGACACCTGTCACACGGATCTTTACCAAACATATCCGGCAAAATCTACAATGCATTCAGCTACGGAGTGGATGCAAACGGCTGGATAGACTACAACCAAGTCGAACAGCTTGCTTACCAGCACCGTCCCAAAATGATCATATGTGGAGCTAGTGCATACCCACGACAGATTGACTTTGTGCGTTTTAGGGACATCGCAGACGCTGTAGGCGCAGTATTACTAGCTGACATTGCACATTACTCAGGTCTAATTGCCGGAGGAGTATATCAAACTCCAGTAGGACTAGCTGACGTCATTACTTCTACCACACACAAAACCCTACGTGGTCCACGCGGTGGCATAATCATGTGGAATGACCCTGCCTACACTAGAAAGATCAACAGTGCAATCTTTCCGGGCACACAGGGCGGCCCGCTGATGAATACAATTGCAGCCAAAGCGCAATGCTTTATTGAAGCAGACACTGTGTCATTTAAGCAATACGCAGCGCAAGTAGTTAACAACGCTAGAATAATGTGTGACGTATTTAACAATCATGGTATTAAAACATTGACACACGGTACAGATTCTCATATAATACTACTAGACTTAAGTACTAGCAAACTTTCGGGAAGAGCTGCTGCTGACTTACTTGAAGAATGCGGAATTACCGTTAACAAAAACAGCATACCTAATGACCCACGCTCCTTTGTTGAGACGTCAGGCATCAGAATAGGAACAGCAGCAGAAACGACTCGCGGGCATGGATCGGAATGGTTCTGCCAGCTTGCTCAAAAAATAGCAAATATTTTAAAAACTAAAACTAAAACTAAAAGGTAAATTATGAATCAATTATGGACCGAAAAGTATCGGCCAAATGATCTAAACGGCTATGTCTTTAAAGACAACTCGCAAAAAGAACAGATAGAAGGATGGATCAAACAGGGCAGTATTCCGCACCTGCTTTTATCGGGGTCGGCCGGAATTGGTAAGTGCCTAGCCGGTACCGAAGAAGTTTGTATAGAAATCGACACTGCTACATTGACTTCTTTACAAAAAGAGCAGCTATTAAAATACCAATCAATTGATAAGCATTATAAAATACCGATCAAAGAACTTTTCAAAATACTAGAACTGGACGAGATTGAATATAACGTGCCTGTTGTTAGCAAGCACTGTATAAAAATTGATAGCCCCACAGGCTATGTACCTGTTAATGGGCTTGTAAAGAAAAGACACACTGTTGCTACTTATGTATTTGATAACAATACAGAACTTAAATGTTCTACAGAACATTTGGTCTTTAGTAATGGTATTCCTAAGAAGATTAGTAAATGTGACGTAGTAGATACTATAAACGGGCCGGCTAGTATAGTTGGAATGTTATCAGGAGACGAACAAGACGTGTATGATGTGGCATTAGACACACCACACCAGTATGTAACACCCAATGGCATTATACATCATAACACTACTCTAGCTAAAATACTAATTAATCAGTTGGACGTGCAAGATACTGATGTGTTGATTGCTAACGGTTCAAAAGAAGGCAGAAAGATCGAATGGGTTGATAAGCTGATTATGTTTTGTCAGACCATGGCATTTGGTGACTATAAAATTGTGCTGATTGACGAAGCAGACTATATGAACATCAACAGTGTGCAGCCTGCCCTGCGTAACCTCATGGAATCATATAGTGCAGATGTTAGATTTATTCTAACTTGTAATTATCCCAACAAGATTATGCCGGCCATTCACAGCAGGTGTCAGCACCTTCACTTTGAAAAAATTGATCAAACAGAGTTTACTGCTCGAGTTGCCGAAATACTTATTACTGAGAATGTAACATTTGATCTTGAAACTATAGATAGTTATGTAAAAGCATACTATCCAGACATGCGTAAATGTATTAATACCGTACAGCTAAACTCACAAAGTGGTGAGCTGGAGGCCGCAGCTACTGCCAGCACCAGTGCTGACTTCCACTTGGCAATGACAGATTTGTTCAAGGCAGGTAAGATTACAGAAGCCCGTAAGCTAGTCTGTAGTCAAGCACAGCCGGAGGAAATGGATGAAGTGTACCGCTGGCTCTATAATAACATTGAGCTTTTTGGTGCCAGCGAGCACCAGCAAGACAGTGCAGTGCTAATTATCAAACAAGGGTTAGTAGACCATGCATTGGTCGTTGATCCGGAGATAAATTTAGCAGCAACTATGATCAGACTTGCACGTAATCTAGAGAAATAGGTTGACGCTCCTTCCTTGTGAGCTTATACTGTCAAGACACTAAGCAAACAAGGAAAGAAAAATGAGAGTATTTAAGAAAACTTGTTCCCTACTCTGGAATGATACCTGCTACGTTTTAAAGGAGGTACTATTACCTTATCTAGGTTATGTATGCGCTCTCCTTGTTTTATTAGCATCAATGGTGGGCACACTGAGTTTGCTAATGCATTATACATCATTGTCGGACGCGGGTATGTTTTTGGTAATTGTAGCCCAATCAATAATTCTACTCGGTGGCGGTTTTTGGATACACGTGGCTTGCCGCAAAGCTAAGACTATGATCATTGCAGAAAACAAAAATCTCATCAACCTCATTAATGAGACACGATAATGCGAGTACTTAAAGAAACGATTAAACTGATGAAAAAAGACCTTAGGATTTGGGCTAAAGGTCATTTGGTACCACTTCTTGTGTTTTTGTTAATTACTGCAACAATAAATGCAGATGCTATTATCACAGCACTAATGGCTGCATTCACTCCTTTTGGCGGTGATGGCGTGTTAATAACTATATTAATTGTAGGCATTATCCAAATATTCCTAGCTACCTGGGCATGGGGCGCATATAAAACAGCAGCAAAGAATGTCAAGAAAGAGAACGACGAGCTGTTGAGAAACATTAAACACACTAAGTCACGCAACTAACACTGAGCTAACAAGGTAAGAGAAATGAAACGAGTATATAAAGAAACAGTAACGCAGATGCAGACAGATTTTCAAGAATGGGCTGGAGAATGGCTTAGGCCTATTTGTGTTGTCGTACTATCAATTGCCTTTGTAGTTGCATCTGCAATTGGTCTTATAATCTTATTACCATTAACCGCCGGCGGGTTTTCTGTCATAATACTTATACTTGTAGTAGTAGTAACTGAGATCTTTCTAATAGCTTGGACAAATAATGCTTACGTCAAAGCAAGAGAAAAAATTAAAAAAGAAAACAAAATGCTAATAAACAACGTTAGGTATCCACGATGAGATTCGTTAAAACGATACTTCGTGAAATTAGAAATGATATAAAATCTATATTTTCACTATTCAACATTAAAGTGATTCTGTTTATAGCAGGTGTCGTTAGTTGGGCAGTGTTCGTAGTTTGGTTCGCTTGCTTTTTAGAAACTGTTGTTGGACTCCTTCCAGGAGAGGCAGCGCCGGTTTCTATATTTTCGTCTTTGGCTGTTACTGCGCTAATTCTCTGGATCGTAAATATAGTAATCCGAGCAAGAAAACGAATCAAATACGAGAATACTCAAATATTAAACACAATAAAAGGAAACACACGTGACCAAAATAAATACAATTAAAGCAATATTAGCTTGTGATGATCACGGCGGCATAGCAGCAAATGGAGCCCTTCCGTGGCCACATAACTATACAGATATGCGTTGGTACCAAGAGCATACTAAAGGACACGTTATCGTACTGGGTTCCACAACTTGGTGCGCACCTGATTTCCCCAGGCCAATGCCTCTACGTATAAACGTGTTAGCTACAACTAGGCCAGATGAGTTTCCTGGTGCGGCCCAATATATTAGCGGCAACATTGCTGATCAAGTGTGCTTGGTTGCTGATGCATTTCCAAATCTAATCACTTGGGTAATAGGCGGCCGCAACCTAATTGATCAAACACTGGATGTCATTGACGAGTTCTATCTAAGCAGAATTCCAGGTAGTTACGATTGTGACACATTTCTAGATGTTGCTGCTATTGAGGACCAGTTTGAGTTAACGTTCCAAGAGGTACATCCTGAGGTTACATTTGAGATATGGAAGAAAAAGTAACTGTTACTGACAAAGAACACACATACCTTGTGCTAAAGTGGGGTGTAAACTATCTACTTGATCTTTATTACTTATGGGCAGGCGGTGCTAGTGGACTAACTGAGCTAGAAAGAAGAGCAGCAAAACTGTTTGAACGGCACCGTAACCAAGCAGAACTGATACAAGCAGACGAGATCAAAAAAGAAATAGACCGAGAATTGATAGACAATATTATCAACCTAGCAAAGGACCAAAGCAAATGAAATCATCAAAAGAAAAAAAAGAAACAATTGAGCTACTAACAAACGCTAATCGCTATCACGAAGAAACAGAAAAATCAATAGGTACAGCGGCCGAGAAAGACTTTACTGACTATCAGTTCGAAGTATCACTAGATTGGATTAGGAGAGGTGCAGGAATTGACCAGAAAAAGAAATAATGAGTAATAAATCAGAAACTTCGTTAACTGAAAAAGATCGATTACTTTTAGAGATCAAGTATGGACAAAACTACATTGACAAGCTTACAAATGCCAGGTTCAATGATGTAGAACCGTGGGCAACTAAAGCCGAACGTCGAGCAAATCAAGAATGGTTATTGAAAATGTCTGGCATAGTAAAAAAAGGATAACGCTGAATGAAAGAATACCTACGAGCACTAGAATATATTTTAGAAAACGGCAAGAATAAAAATGATAGGACTGGCACAGGAACTAAAAGTGTATTCGGCTATCAAATGCGATTTGATCTGCGCAAAGAATTTCCAGCTGTTACAACTAAGAAATTAGCGTTTCGTGGAGTAGTTAGTGAACTGCTATGGATGTTAGAAGGCAGCAGTGACGAACGCAGGCTAGCTGAAATACGTTACGAAGACAAACGAGAAAACCTTATTGGCAAAAGAACTATCTGGACAGCCAATGCTAACAAGCAGGGCAAGGACCTAGGATACACTAATACAGACCTAGTAAAAGAACTGGGACCAATTTATGGCCATCAATGGCGACACTGGGATGCTGCACTAGGTTACGTAGATCAAATTGCAAATGTTCTTGAAGGATTACGCAATAATCCTGATGGTCGACGACATATTGTAAGTGCGTGGAATGCCGATAAAGTAGGTGCAATGGCACTTCCTCCGTGTCATGCATTTTTCCAATTCTATGTGTGCGACGGTGAGCTAAGCTGCCAACTGTACCAGCGCAGCGTCGATGCTCCGCTTGGACTGCCGTTTAATATTGCTAGCTACAGTTTACTGGTTCATATGTTTGCTCAGATACTAGGACTAGGAGTAGGTGAGTTTGTACACACTTCAGGTGACCTACACATATATCACAATCAAATAGACGCTGTTAGAGAGCAGCTAAAAAGAGATCCGTTACCTGGCCCTATTTTGATAATGCCAGCATTTACAAATCTAGAAGAGCTGCTTCAAACAAAAACCAGTGATTATGAGTTAATAGGTTACCAACATCACCCAGCAATAGACATTCCGTTTGCTACATAGAAATACTTGACCGGCATACAAAGGAAAGGGAGTAGTATGAAACTAATGCATATGGAAGATATTAAGCCGTCACATTGGATATCGAACTTCAAAACGTCTTGTCCAGTAGTTATTAACGTTAACACTGGTTATGAAATGGCTGGCGTTATTTCTAGAGTTGTTAGGCTTTGTGAACAATGCAATAGCGACACTACTGTGGTATGGGACACTGAACATCATACAGTAATACTATGGTTTGATGATGCCAAGTGGGAAACTTATTTTTCGTTAAAAGGAATAAGGGGTTAGTAAAATAATATAGTCAAGATAAAAGGAGCCATTGGCTCCTTTTATCTTGAGTTACTAGGTGTTATTCGTCTCCGTATATCTCAAGAACTTCCTTAACTGCGTCATGTCTCTCAACGTCTCCTTGTGCAAAACGGACTATGTCCAAATGAGTTAGATCTTTTGATTCTAAGAGATTTAGGAAATTAATTAAACCGTTATCTTTAGATCGGTCTGCTTGTGCTAAGTCTCCTGTGACTGCCATATAAGACCCTTGTCCTATGCGTGTAAGCAACATCTTCATCTGTCTTTTAGTAGTCGACTGACACTCGTCTGCGACTATATACGAGTTTTTAAAGGTTCTGCCTCTCATAAAACCAAGTGGCGCTATCTCAAGTATACCTTCTTGCATCATTGCTTCTAGCTCTCTTGAATTAAAATACTCACGCAACACATCCATAATAGGTCTTACCCATGGAGCCATTTTTTCTTCTAACGTGCCTGGCAGTGCACCAATGTCTTCGTCTGTGTCAACTGCTGGTCTAGTAACCACGATCTTGTCAACTTTGCCGTCTTTGAACATTTTTACAGCAGCTTGAACTGCTAGCATTGTTTTGCCGGTACCAGCAGGACCTACCCCGAATACAATACTTTTGCTTTCGTCAAGTAGTTTTAGTACGTATGATTCCTGTGCTATGTTTTTAGGTACGATATGAACTTGCTGTTGTTGTTTGCGTTGATTGATCTCGACTACGTTGCCGAAGTTTTTGCTAGTCTGCTTTTTAGCAGTATTTCGTTTTGCACCCATTAAGTGTCCTCCTTAGGGTCGAAGAGTAAGGTAATGTTTTAGTAACCATGTTGTCCTTACACTAATATTTACCTTTTGTCGCGGATTAATAAATTAGTATAGAACTCTTATCATACGATAAATAAGAGTAATAGAATGAGGCAACTTAAAAACATGCATGACGTATTAGATATTGTTAAGAACATTGAAAACGTTTTCGGTTCAAATACATCGTTCCAGGTGCTTAAAGACTTCGAAAGAGTCTTAGATCATCTTGACATATATGTATATGCAAACTGGATGGAAGGCGAGGTAGTTGAAGGCCCTAATATCGAACGACACTGGGTAACCTGCTCTTTTATGTGGCCTGAAGAAGAAATGCCTGACCCAATGGGCGGCAAGCGCCTGCTAGACTACGACTGTAAGGTGCGTTATTCTAAGTCTCATCTTGTTGTGCCGAGAAAGATAGAAGAGCCAAATGACATTCGTCCTGGAACTAAGAAAGGTAAACTAGACCGTCTTCCGGTTTGGGTTGTTGAGATTCAAATGCCCAAGAAATTAATGGCAGATATTTACACAGGTTATATGGGCGATGCTTTTGAACCGCCTGAACAGACTGCTCCTCCGGCAGAAGAAACTCAACCAGCAGACGATATGGCTACCGACGAAGATATGGGTGACCCAATGGACGAAGAGGAGGCTAGTGTATGAGTTTAACCAAAGGAGATCTTAGAGATCTAGTAGACGAGATTATAGAAATAGACTCGTACAAAAGTAAGATGGGCAGTGACGAAGACATTGTTACTGTTGCGTTCAGTACAATGACAACTGAATCAGCAACGGATCTAGCAGATTTTATAGAAAGAGGATATAGCTTTGTATTAGACGCCGACGCTACGCCGGGCGAACAAAGTGACGGAACATACAAAGTGTTCGTAGAAATTCAAAGAGACAAGGCAGTGCCGGCACAAATTGAAGAGCTAGTAAACGGTGTTAAAAACCTTACTGATATGAAAGAGATTAAGTTTAGATACTATAAAAACTTTAGGAGTGTGCCTCTGACACAGGCTGCGCTAGAAGAAGTTATGCCAGTCGACGCTGACGAATATGATATCACAGTAAACGAGTCTAATCTAAATAACTATAAGAATTTCTTTAATAGGAGTTTTGTCGAAGACGTTAGTATGCGAGACGACATGATAACTATTAAAAAAACATACGCTGATCCTGTTCAATTTAAGTTCATTGACTTTGGTCCTGCGCAGGAAACATTAGACAACATATCAGAATCGTTTAACGCGAACGACTTTTCAGAAATCATCTTCTTGTCTAAATATATCGGCGACTATAACATTACCAAATACGGTAATAAATTAACTTTTGAGAATGAAAACCATGTATTGGTCTTGGAAAGAATTGTTTACTAAAAAAGATAATATAGCCGCTGACTTTGCATTTACTTTTAATAGTAATATGCTAGAGGAACTGTTGACTGGAAATACCCACCCAGATGATTGGTTCAAAATAATGTGTAAAGTACTGCCTAAATACGAAATTACTACAGTTGAAAGAGTAGCCGGCTTTATTGCACAATGTGGTCATGAAAGCAGAGACTTTAGTGTGCTTACAGAGAACTTAAATTATTCTGCCAGCGCACTGAACAAGATCTTTCCTAAATACTTTGAACGTGCAGGACGTAATGCAGCAGACTACCACAGACAGCCAGAAGCGATTGCTAACATAATTTACGCTAACAGAATGGGCAATGGGGATACTGCAAGTGGCGACGGTTGGTACTATCGTGGCGGCGGCATATTACAGCTAACGGGATTTAACAATTATAGTCAATTCGGTGCGTACATCGGTATGAGTGCACAGAGTGCGGCTGAGTATGTACGTACCAAGGAAGGTGCCTTAGAAAGCGCATGCTGGTTCTGGAAAGAGAATAACTTAAACAGATATTGCGACAGACAAGACATCGTTGGATTAAGCAAGCGCATTAACGGTGGCACTCACGGAATGGACGACCGAAAGGCGCGTTACATAAAGGCCACGGACGTACTAGGTGGCGATCTTGAGTCAAGTAACATAAACCTCAATGTAATACTAAAAGAAGGTAGTAGAGGACCAACAGTGGCGCTGGTACAAGAAAAGCTAGGCATTACATCCGACGGCATTTACGGCCCGGGTACAGGGCGAGCAGTCAAGCGTTGGCAGAAAAAAGCAGGACTAGTAGCAGACGGAATTGTGGGGCCGAACACTATTAAGGCATTACTAGGAGAGTAATATGGGATTTAAACTTGCAGGTGTATTTGCGTTAGTCATGCTGCTCATGGGCGGCTTGGGCTACTGGTATTACTCAGATAGTCAATCAACAATTGCTACCCTGCAGAAGAATAATGCTGTGCTCGAAACATCTTTAGAACTTAGTGAAAGAGCTGTAAATACTCTCAAGTCTAACATTGCAACTGCTAACAACCAAATAACAGAATTGAACGAAGACTTTGCAGATATTCGATCGCAAAATAACCAGCTGGCTAATAAACTCGAAAAACACGAGTTAGGTGTGTTAGCAAGTCGTAAGCCGGGACTAGTTGAACGAGTTATAAACAATGCAACTGAGAAAGCCAGTAGGTGTTTTGAATTATTAAGTGGCGCTGAGCTAACAGAGAAAGAAAAAAACGCAGCGTTAGCAAAAGAAGCAAACTCTGAGTGCCCGTGGTTGTTTGAAGATAAGGAGCCTGTCAATGAAAGCAACTAATGTGCTAGTGCTCGTCCTGGTCGCAACCCTGCTAAGCGGGTGTAGCTTGTTTACTAAAAAGGTTGACGCTTCGTTTACTCCTATTGCTAAACCAGAATTAGTGTTGCCAGATGCTGATGAGATACGTATGCGCAGTCTCGAATGGTATATTATTACTCCTGAGAACTATCAAGAAATATTTGAAGAATTAAGACTGTCAGGAGAATCAGTAGTATTGCTAGGTCTGACCAGCAACGGCTATGAAAGAATTAGTCTGAACCTTGGTGATATACGTGCGTTCATACAACAGCAGCAAAGCATTATCAAAGCGTACAGACAATACTATATCCAGTCAGAAAAGACTATGGACGAAATCAATAACAAGATTCAAAAGAGTAACACTGAGTAAATAGTTAAAAGAACACAGCACTTGGGACCGTTATAGTTACATAAGCCCATAGTGTGTCGGTGCTCACTACCGTTGGAACTGGGCCGCTACCTTTAGTTTTAAAAAGTGTGAGTATTATTTTAAGCAGTTACTCCATAAATATAACAAGGAGTGACTATCATGGACAATATGGCAAAATTTGACAACAACGATGACGGTAAACTTACTGCAACTGAGTTTGCTCTCTATAAAGAAAATGAAACACTAATAGCTGACCTTGCTAAGCAAAATGACCAATCGAAGATGGCGTGGACTGCTATAATGACTATGCTGATTTTCACTGCGTTGTTATTCATGCCGTTTGTAGATGTTGATCGAGTTGCTGCTCTGGCAGATATGATCGACTTATTCTATCTTGCACAAGCAGGCATAGTAGGTGCATTTATGGGCGCAACCGCTTGGATGAAACGTAAGTAATATCAAGATCTTCTAATATACTACTAGTCTCAGATAAGTAAGAGCATGGACTACTATAACTTACTAAATGTTAAAAAATCAGCAACCGTTGAAGAGATTAAAAAATCTTATAGATCACTAGCAATGAAACATCACCCTGATCGGGGTGGTGACCCTGACACGTTTAAAAGTATTAACGAAGCATATGATATATTAGGCAATGCGGTCAAACGAGCTGCATATGATAACCCTCCAAACAACCACCAGTTCAATAGTCAAAATTTTACTCACCCTTACAGCCCGTTTGAGCAAGCGTTTAATCAGCATGGCTTTGGTCACGGGTTTGCTCAGCGTACTGTTCGAAACAAAGATGTAGTGATGATAGTAACGCTGGAGCTACGCGATACAATGACTGGAAAAAGTTTGATCATGCAGTACAGATTGGCTGGGGGTGAGTTAGAAACAGTAACAGTAGATGTTCCTGCAGGCGCAAAAAACGGCGACACGATACGCTATCAATCACTAGGAGATAACGGACATCCTGATTATCCACGAGGCAATCTTCACATAAAAGTGAGAGTAAACAATGCCCAGGGTTGGGAAAGGGATGCAGATCATCTTATTACAAAAAAACAAGTAAACGTGTTTGACTTAATGCTAGGAGGTGTTATACTAGTAAGTACACTAGAGGACAAGAAACTAGAAATTAAAATTCCTCGTGGCACTAAGCCCGGACAAATATTTAGTGTTACAGGGCATGGCATTCCTAATATAAACACAGGTAGGCGGGGGAACTTATACGTTGAAATAAATGCAGAGATTCCAAAAATTACCAATGAACAGTTGATAGACGAAATTATCGTATTACGAAACAAGATTAATAAACAATGAGGATTTAACATGGTAGAACCAAGCAAAGAACTGCAAGAAACTTTCGATAAAGCAATCAGCAACGCAAAAAAGCTCAGTCACGAGTATGTTACTCTTGAGCACATGGTCCATGCTATGTTTTGCGAAAAGAGCTTTGCAAGTATTATGACAGAGTTTGGAGCCGACGTTGATTATATCAAGTCGAACTTGGACTACTACTTAACTCACCAATGTGACGAGATAATTACTGATCAAACAAAGTATAAACCTAAGAAAACGCAAACAGTTGAACGTGTACTTAACCGTGCATTTACACAGGTGCTGTTTGCTGGTCGACAAGAAATTGGACTTGTTGACGTACTTTTGAGCATTTTGTCAGAAAAGAAAGCAATGTGTGTCTATTATCTAGAAAAAGGCAATGTTGAAAAAGCCAAGTTTGCAGCATACCTCGCCAAAGAATTTGACGAAGAATTTGAAGAAAGCGAATCTGCTTCACCTGAAGGAAAAAAAGCACTAAAAAGCTTTACATCCGATCTTAACAGCCTTGCAGAAAAAGGCAAAATTGATCCTATTATCGGGCGAAGCGAAGAACTAGAAAGCCTGGCATTAGCACTAGGTCGGCGTACTAAAAACAATGTGTTATTGGTGGGAGATCCCGGTGTCGGAAAAACGGCAATTGCCGAGGGACTAGCATATAACATTGTTAACGGTGCTGTACCAAAGTTCCTGCAAGATTACAAAGTGTTTAGTTTAGATATTGGGTCAATGCTAGCCGGCAGCAAGTATCGGGGAGACTTTGAAGAACGATTTAAGAACGTACTGGATGCTTTGCAAAAGCAGGGCAAAACAATCATGTTTATTGATGAAGCCCATATGATGAATGGCGCTGGCGCTGGCAGTGGCGGGAGTGCAAACGACCTAGCAAACATGCTTAAACCAGCACTGTCTAAGGGTGACCTAAAGGTAGTAGCGTCTACTACCTGGGAAGAGTACCGCAAGTATTTTGAAAAAGACCGTGCGCTTATGAGACGATTTCAGCGCGTAACGGTTGACGAGCCCACAGTAGAAGTTACTAGGGACATACTTGAAGGGCTTAAAAAGTATTACGAAGACTACCACAATACAGTAATAACTGGCCAAGCAATTGACGCCGCTATTAAGCTCAGTGTTAAATACCAAACAACAAAGAAATTGCCAGACAAAGCAATTGATCTCATCGACGTTGCCTGTGCGAGATACAAGCTCAAGGACGACTTTGAAGGTGATCGCATTGTAGATGAAGAGCAGATACAATTTGAGCTTGCTAAGATGGTCAAAATGCCAATAGCACAGATTGCAGAAAAAGAAACTGATAATCTGGTAAACCTGGAAGCTAACCTTAAAGGATCGGTTTATGGGCAGGATACTGCTATTGAATCAATTGTTGATAAGATTCTTGTTAACCAAGCAGGGCTAAAGCCGGATGACAAACCAGTGGGCAGCTTTGTATTTTTAGGTCAAACTGGCTGTGGAAAGACAGAAACTGCCAAAGCACTTGCTAAAAATCTAGGAGTTGCACTAGTAAGATTTGACATGAGTGAGTATATGGAAAAGCACTCTGTAAGCAAGCTGATTGGCTCGCCACCGGGTTATGTTGGATTTGACGACAATGCCGGAGTACTAATTACTAAACTGCAAGAAAATCCAAACTGTGTATTGCTGTTAGACGAGATTGAGAAAGCGCACCCAGACGTAAGCCAGCTGTTGTTGCAGATTATGGATAACGGTAAAATTACTGGGTCAAATGGCAAAGAAGCCGATGCTCGAAACTGTGTACTAATCCTAACAACTAACCTTGGTGCTGCTCAAACTGAGAAGAACTCCATAGGATTTAATGATGAGGAGGATGCTAAGTATGATGATGCTGAGTTCAAGCGATTCTTTGCTCCTGAATTCCGAAATAGACTAGACGGCGTAATTACTTTTGCTAGATTAGGAAAGCCCGTAATGATGAAAATTGTTGGTAAATTCTTGTGCGAATTACGCGACTTGGTTGCTAACAAAAACATTACAATTGAGATTTCCGACGAAGCACTTGACTTCTTAGTTGACAAAGGATTTGATCCAAAGAATGGAGCAAGGCCGTTACAGCGTGTGATCGATAAAGAAATTAAGCGGCCAATGTCTCGACAAATATTATTTGGGGACTTAAAGAACGGTGGCAATGTTACTATTGATTGTCATGCAGGTGAAATCAAGCTATTATGTTCAGCAAATGTAATTCATGAAACAGTTTGAAACAACAAAGTTGCATTACGGAAAGTATCAGTACAAGCTGCTACTTTCCAATCAGCTAAACACAATATTCCGATCTAGTCTTCAGAAAAGTAGTGTGTTAAGTTATGCTAGAGAAAGACTTGACCAACTAACTGAAAGTTATCAACGTAACGAACCAATGTCCGAAATAGTTTGGAGGACAACACGTAGAGTTCCAGTTGATCATTATCTCGACGCCAAAAATATCTATACCATATTAAAGTTTGCTGAAGATTACAAAATAAGACTTAACCCTGGCAGAACTTTAATAATATACTCTAATGATAAAGAATTGCTTACTAAAATAGCAAGCAGAATGATAGTTAGCAATAGGGAGTTTTGGGAACCTGATGCTGACTTTGCTAAGTTCTTACAGACAAAAAAGAACATAATACTCACTAATTCTGTTCCTGAGTTTTTGATAAAGGTTACTTTTGGAAACAACAAAATTAATCCTGACTTCGTTAATTGGTTAGAGGCCAATAAGGACAAGAGCAGAGTTGGTACATTAACTATCAATAACATTAAGAACGGGCATTATACTTCCGGGCTATACATTTATGTAAGAGACGATAAAGTGCTTAAACTTATTAGTATGCTAATTGGACATAACATTAGAAGGATAGACTATTTAGTATATAAAAAAGATATTGATAAATATTAGCATGGCAACTAGCGAAATAATTTTATCAAACAACACTCACTCTAGCGAATCGGCTATAACCGAAACAGTCACTGGAGAAAAATATAAAGGTGACGGTTACTACGGCAGAAGAGACGGAGTACATACTGTACAGTACACCTACGACAGCCTGAATGGATCCATTATCATTCAGGCAACTCTAGCATTAGACCCCATCGACGAAGATTGGTTTACTGTGCATTTATATAACGATAGCAATGGCTTTGGCAGTAGGATTATTAACTTCACTGGCAATTATGTTTGGATAAGAGCAGTTGTTAGTTTTGTTGGTGGAACAGTTGATTCCATCGTGTTAAATCACTAGGACCTAAGCTATGAACCATTTTGTAAGAATAATCTTTGAAAAGAAAGAGGGTTTACTGGAAAGTCTGGATAACACTATCTTTCCTGCATTAGAACTTTTAGAAACAGAACAGAACGCAAGTGTATTTCATATACCTTTAGAACGCAACTTGGCCGAAGATGAATCAGACGAGTATGCAGAAAGGTTAGCAAATTACCTTTTTGAAAACGGTTATGATGACTTTGACATTGAAATTTCAACTATGGACGGAGAATTATCTAACGAGGAAACACTTAATGCAAATGAGTTCTTTGAAGAATACGGTGTTATGTGGTATAATAGTGTACAGCTAGACGAAGCTGAGTATCAAGGTAGCAAAGTTAAGCTAGGTAAGCCCATTAGAAGCTCCGACGGACCGAAAAAGTTTCATGTATACGTTACAGATCCAAAGACCAAGAATACAAAGAAAGTAAACTTTGGTGATCCTGATATGGAAATCAAAGCAGACAACCCTGAAGCAAAAAAGAGTTTTAGGGCAAGACATAATTGCGACAATCCAGGACCCAATACTTCCGCAAAGTACTGGAGTTGCAAAAACTGGTAAGGGAAATATTATGAGAATGCAAGACGTAGCAGCAGTACAAAACAGAGAATTTTCTTTGCGATTAATAGAAGCAAAGATGGAGTGTCCCCCTGCAACAAAAGATTTGAAAATAAACACAATAAATAGAAACGATGCTGTACAAGCAGAGCATGTTCAGTACGGACCTCTTAATGTAGACGAACCAGGAACATACTGGGAAGACATTGCAGAGTTTTGGAGTACAACAGTAAAGGCAGCAAAGTCGAGTGTTTGCGGTAATTGTGTAGCATTTGATATTTCTGAAAGAATGAATGACTGTTTGCCAGGGCCTACATCAGACGAAGATGGCGAGTTAGGATACTGCTGGATGCATCATTTCAAGTGCCATTCTGCAAGAGCTTGTCGAACTTGGGCAAAAGGTGGGCCGATTGATGAAGACAAAATCAGTTATCAGTGGCAGGACAAGTCCACATTTCCAAGTGAGGAAGAGTCAGATGAGGATTAACGAATCAAATGATCGTCTAGCGGTAAAGGAAATATTATGAGATTAGTAGAATTTGAAGACTCGTTTGATACAGAAGGCACTGTCGAGGATGTCATTATCTACATGAGAAATGATCCTATAATTTATCGCAAGTCGTTATTTCCTGCTATAATGAAAATGAAAGATCTGCATGATTCAAAAAAACATATTGACCCTAATAAATGTCTAGGGCAAGCTGTAGGGAGTGCAATGGAGTCTTACTGCGATCAGTTTCAATTAGGCAGTCTTAATCGAGTATTTAAGAAAGACGACAAACGAGCGATTGTTGACAAATTATTTGCAGAAGAATTAACTCAGATAAGAAATGGAGCTTACTAAATGCGATTTGCTGAGTTTAGCAAAATTAAAAATCTTCCGCTAGAAGAGGTACCTGAATCGTTTAGAGATATTAACGGAGTATTAAATGTACTGGATTACCTCCAGGTTGTGGATGCAGAAATATCCGGTAAACTACTAAGCGAAGATCTTGATCAACGCACAATCAAACAAGTAGAGAAGCTGCTAAGTTTAAGCGTAACAAAGCCAGTTGTGGGCAACAAGTATATTCCTGCTTTTGCATTCTACACAGGTAATAATCAAATGAGACTATTTGGTTCGACGACTCCGTTAGAACTTTTAGAAATCTTTGTTGACAGCAACGGCATAACAATATACCAGTTCGAACAGAATAAAAAGTACCCAGATACCCGTTTAAGCAACACTTCTTACTCACAACTGTTTGTATTTAATGATATTTCAAAATTTGACAAGTTCATGAGTGTTATGTCATTACGTTTTAACGTCGACGCACTTAGAGAATCAAAGAAATTAACGGAAGCTACTGTTGGGCGAGAATATCAACATCTAGAAGACCTAGTTTTTGTTGACGGTAGCGTAGGCGCAATCAAAGCAGCAGACATACTAGACAAACTAGGATCCGATAGTTCTGACGTAAGTATTAAGTATGATGGCATGCCAACGGTCTACTGGGGGCGTGATGATCAAGGGCAGTTTGTGTTAGTCAATAAGAACGCATGGGGTAGGATCAAAGCCACTTCTGCTCAACAGCTAGAAGATTTTATTAATAGCACCGGCAAGGACCAGGGTGATCCTAAGCGAGCAGAGTTTGCTTCGAGCATGGGTGTGGTATTTAAAATTATGCAGCGAGCAACTCCGCCGCAGTTTCGAGGGTATGTGTTTGGGGACTTACTGTATACTCCACGCGATCCCTTTGAAACGACCAAGGCAGGAATTGAGTTTACTCCTAATCAAGTTAAATACACTGTGAGCAGCGATAGCGAGCTTGGTAAGCGCATTGCAGCTAGTAGAGTTGGTGTTGTTGTTCACACAAAGTTTAGCGAGTTTGGAAGTAAAAACGGTACTCCGATTACTGATGTTAATGAATTAGCCAGCAGGGATGCAGTTGTTTTAGGTCAGACCTATGTAACTCACCAGCCAGAAATTGACACTTCTGGTATTGATAGGATACGACAAGACGCTAAAAAGTTTGCTCCAATTATTGATCAATTTCTAGCTCCGATCAAAGGACTGTCTGATATGAAGAACATAATTTACACTTATGTAAATCAAACTAGCAAGGCAAAAAATTTAGCAGGACTAGAAACTGGATTCTTTAAGTGGCTCGAAAACTCAAAAGTAAGTGCTAATAAACAAAAGAAAATTATTGATATGGCACAAGCGTCACCTAATGCTATTCCACTAATTTTTAGATTAGTTAAAGAAATCATGGCCGTTAAAGATAATGTGATCGATCAATTAGATAGCGCAGATAGTGACGTTAGTGCAAGCACTGACGGAGTGCGAGGCGGTGAGGGATACGTAGCACAAGATTCAAAGATTAAACTTGTGCCTAGACAAAGATGGCAACCACACTAGGAACAGGGAATGTTATTAAGACAATTATATGAAGCTAAAGCAAAACGTATAGTGGCAATAATGCCTGGGGGATTTCATCCCTTCCATCCTGGGCACAAAAGTCTATACGACTGGGCTGTGAAAAGTTTTGGACAATCTAATGTCTATGTTGCTGCAACAAGTGATACCTTATCAAGACCTTTCCCGTTCGATGTAAAGAAAAAACTTGCAATTATGTCGGGAGTACCCCAAAACAACTTCATTGAAGTTAAAAGTCCATTTAATGCAGCTAGTTACAAACAACTTATTGATGACAACTCAGCTTTGGTATTTGTACGCAGCACAAAAGACAAAGATAATCATCCAAAGCCAGACCAAATAAAAAAGAACGGTGAGCCCGGCTACTTAAGAAGTTATGCCGGCAAAGATTTAAACACTGCTGACGAGATGGGTTACATGGTATACGGTCCTGCTGTTGACTTTGACTTCGGCGGAATGCAGATTAAAAGTGCCAGCGAACTTAGATCAGGTTGGCCGACTATGAGCAGCCAGGACAAGTCGAAGGCCGCACAATTAATGTACGGAAAAAATGGTAGCGTAGCGGCAAAATTGTTAGACGATGCGCTAGGGTCAAATGAAGTTGCAACTTCTGAGGACGATCAGAATACGTCCACACCTGATGTTACTGGTCAGGATCTACAAAAACTAGAAAAGTATCTTAATCAATTATTTTCTAGTTTAGACATTGACTTTATATTTACACGACATTTCTTTAATCAGATTAATCATTCAAGAAACAGTCCGAAAATTACTATTGCTGAGATTGTTACGCTGTTTAATAATGCCTATCGCAAGTGGGGACAGAAGATATCACAGATGAGGCCAGAGGCCCAGGCTGTCATTAAGTCTATGTCCACTGATATAAACCTACCATTTGTTTTAAATTGGGACGAAACTGGCGAAGGTATTGATCTTGTTGCCAAGACTGTAATGCGTAAAAAGAACTTTCAAACTTCTAATCAAGTGCTACAAGTAGAAAACACTTGCTCTAAAGTGCATCGAGGTACTAATGAGATGGCATCATATACTGGTAATATTGGAATGATGGAGTTAGTTCAGTTCTACAGAAAAGCTAAAGAGAATGATGACAGTGCATTAATCGACAAGGTAAGAAGTCTTATTGACGACGGACAGGATCAAGCTGTTTGGAAGATTGTACAAGAATACACTGGCACAAAGTTAGCCGGGAAGGAATTTGCGTACGAGTCCATTGCTGAAATGATTAGAATAGAACATGCAAGTATTAACGAAGCTGCCCGCCAACAAAATTTATGTTGGGATAGTGTGACAAACAAATGGAATCCTCTTACTTAACATGGATGAATTAGCTCGAATTAAACAGTTGGCTGGAGTAAACGAGTTTAAAGGGTATCAGGAATACTCCCCTGCTATTACAATAGAAGAACGCAGTTATAAAGCAGCAGAAATTAAAGAAACGCAACGTGAGCAAGGTTTTGCGCCAGGCACACCTGAATGGTTCGATTTATGGTTTAAACAAGTTAATAACCTTAATCAGACTCCTACTTTTAGAGGACGCAATAAATGAACAAGTTAAAGCCCTTACAAGCAGAAGAGATACGCAAAAAGCATACTCCTGACTGGGAAATGCGCAAAGGCACCTATCTCTATAAAGAGGTTACGTTCGATGACTATAATCAAACTTTACGTTTCTTTATGGATATTGAAGAAGCGCAAGTAAAATTAGATCATTTTGCTGATTTTATGTTCTTTTATAACGAAGTTACAATTGCTATTACAACTCATGATGCAGGGGGATTAACAGATTTAGATTTTGAACTTGCACTGCACATAGATGCATCACTAGACCAAATGGGTGCAAAGTCGCCGAAAAGGTAAGAATGAAAATAGAAGAAATTACAGAAGCAGTAGGCAGAATTGTTAAAGGAGTAAACACTACTCCTGATGTTGGTCCTGACGAAGTAAAGATACAAGCTGCCAAGTTTGGTAACATAGTAGATAAAGACGGCCGGCCACCCACACTAAGACATAAAAAGGATATTAAGAAGTGAAAATAACCGACCTAGACGAGAACATATTAAGCGAATTTCGAATCGACAAACCAGATCCTTCACAGACGCTTGGTATTCCTCGCAGAAAGATGCCACAAATTAAAGAGAAAGATTATCCGGAATTCCTTAAATACTTAGAAAGCAACGGTGTTACTATTACTCGAGGTCGGCTACCAGCAAGAACGCTAAAACCAGTACAAAAAGAGTTTAGTGACAAAGGGGTTATGAAAGCTCTTCTAAAAAGAAAGAATGAAAAGCCTATTATTGCAAGTTCGGATAACTATATTATTGACGGTCACCACCGATGGCTAGCAGCAGTAAACACCCTTGCATCAGTCAGCGTAATTCGTGCAGACGTTCCGGTAAAACAGTTACTAAAGTTAGTACATGCTTTTCCTAAGACCTATTATAAAGACATTTACGACATTGATTCAGAAGAAACTCCAAACCCGCAAGACGATCCTGCGGTTAAAGAGTCTGCAACAGCAGGCGGAACTAGCGCAGGCGCAGTTGCAAGCGTAGCTAATCCTACAGCAGCAAAAGCTAAAGCTAAATTAGATAAAAACGGAGTTCCGATTGCCCCGCAGAAGAAAAATAAAAACGGTACAGCAAAAAATGCCCTTGATGTCAATGACAACATAATGGGTGGGCGGCCGGTTAAACGATAAATAAGATTATTAGGAGATTAAAACTATGGCTAACACCAAAATTAAAAGAAAAGTCAGTAGGGTGAATGAATCAATATCTGATCTAGCAGGAACAGCCGACGCTGATCACGAGTTACAAATGGCTCGATCACAACTATACCGCATTGCAGAGTATGCAATAAAACTTCATGACTTAATGAAAACACTACCAGATACTTATGATCTAGAAGCATGGCAGCAAGCAAAAATTACCAAAGCCGCAGACTACATGGATACAGTGTATCACAATCTAGAATACAAGATTAAGTCCAAGGGCGAAATCAACATGCCAGGCGGAATGCCGTCTAGTGAGATCACAGTAGGCGAAGGTAGATTTGATAATCGGTCCGGGGGTGTAATGGGCGGACCGGCCAAGCGCGACCAGATGGGCAAGGATATTGCTTACGATACCAAAGATGACGAAAAGGCTGGCAGCATTAACACTGCAAGAAAAATGTCTAAGATGTCTCCACATTATATGCTAATAAACGGCAAGTTGTGGAAAAAAGATGGCCAGCCGGTTGAGTTTAGAAACTTTGATGCAGCTAAGAAAGCCGCGGGGACCATTAGGAAAAAGTATCCTGATAAAAAAGTGCAAATAACAACTAAGTCAAGTGATCCAACAACTGAAAGTGTTAGACGCAAGTTTGCTGGTCGCTTGGGTGCTAAATTAGCAGAACGCTCTACCAGTCAGCGTAATGGGTCAAATAAGCTAAACGAAAATTCCGAAGTAGTTGAATTAGGGCGTACTATGATGGATATGGCAGTTAGTCAAAAGGACGACAATGTATCAAACCAGTTAAGCACATTAGGTGATGCGTTTACTCGTTTCGGCACTAGTGCCGGGCCGTCAAGTATTAGAGACATAATTAAGCAAACTGGCATTCCGCAAGACATGATTGAAAAGTACATGCAAGCTGCACACAAGCGTCAAACAAATCAAGGTAGTGTTCGTAAAGGTACCAATATGCCTAGTGACGAGTTCCAAGAATCAAGAACTCGAAAAAAGAAGTAACAGGAATTATTTATGGACTACAATAAACTGCAAAGGACTCTATATGACATAGAGCCTTCGAACACCCAAGAAGAACTACGAAAATTACAAGAGTCTGCTAAGAAAAGTGCTTCTTTAACTAACGAAACTAAAAACTACTTGGAAGAGAGTTTAGAGGTTGAAGCAGGATCGCTAAACATGGATCGAGATTATAGTATATCAGATTTTGCTGCGCTTGCAGGAGTACAGTTGACCGAGAGTCAAAAAAACGGAGATTATGCTAAAGGTAATGTTCCTATGCCCAAGGCTAAATCTGGACGGACTAATCATCCGCTAGACGATAAGCTAGTAGGATCCTATGATTACGAAGACGAAGACGATGTCGAAGAAGGACTCGCCGATGAAGTTAAACAAGGATATAAGAATCCTCAGAATTTTAAAAAGGCGTTTGGTATCGGGAGTAACCAAGGAAAATCGTCAGAGAAGAAAGGATCAGTACCTAAGCAAAAGGCTGCAACAACTAGAACTAATTCTAACGTGTCGAGTAAGATAGAGAAATATTCTGCTCAGCTAGACGTTATTTTTAACAACGCTAGGCTAACAAGAGAATTCGAACAATTTTTAAACGCAAAGGCCCCTCGGCAAGAATCTGCGTCAACAAAAAACAAAGATTCTATTAAAGAATCATTGCTTAAAGCACTTGGCGAGTTCGACAAGAAGAAAAAAGATAACTAGTAATTAGTGCTTGACTATACCAAATGGTTATAACAACGTCGGCAAAAGTGCAGGGGCTATATGAAATTAACAAACGTTAATAATAAATTTGAAACTAATCCGTTCCTAACAGTTCCTATTTCTTATGAAAAATTAAGAACCCTTCCTTTTAAAGATTTTGATAAAGACGGTTACGAAGTTCCTGCCGAGCTTGAACATTTGCATTACATTGCGAACGGTGTTAGATTAAACAAAGATATACAGTACCATGTTGCTCCAGTTCAGACATGGTATATCGATAGTGAAGACTCAGAAGAAGGACTGGTATTAGATCACTGTATGCTATTATTCCGTGGTGCATTCGCAGGTGAGGCCCGCCAGCGTATTCAGGAAGTATCCGAAACTCGCCCTATACTTAACAAACTATTAAGTGTTAATCCCAAATGGGGCATTGACTTTTCACTAGATTATGTCACTCATGCTATATGTATGGAAGTAATTCACATCGAACAAGACTTTTCTGACATCAAAACTGCTATATTAGCAAAAAAGCAGTTAGAAATTATTATTGAAACCACAGATTGGGAGCAAGGTGTTAAGAACCTACTTGCACGTGAATCTGAATGGAAGGATCTTTCAAGCGATGACCAGAGTGACTATAAGGCAAAATTCTTCGGGTGGCACCGTGCATTCGACAATCGAAAAGTATTTACCGGTTGACATCCTGTCAAAAAAACCGTATAATAAACAGTAACTTAGAGTAACACACAAAGGAGAAACTATGAGTGATCGTACCTACGGACCTGAAGAAAAAGCCAAATTAGAAAATCTAGTAAGAGAAGCTATTACTGCATTACAAGAGATTGAAGATTTGAAAGGTGGTCTTAAAGACACCGTAAAAGCTGTAGCAGAAGAATTAGATATTAAATCCTCGTTGATTAACAAAGCAATTAAGATTGCTAAGAATCGCGATTGGGAAAATTACTACGATGACTTTGATGACCTCGAAACTATCATAACCACTATCGGAGCAGACAAGTAATATGAAGGCACCTGATGAGAAACCTTATCAGAAGCTGGCGTGGTTAGCAACAGCGTTGCTGATCACCGCTGCTATCTTATCTTCATTTAACATATATCCTTATTACATTATTGCGTTTGTAGTCAGCAGTGGACTTTGGACCGTAGTTGCTTGGCTGTGGAAAGAACGTAGTTTGATTGTATTAAACGGTACACTTACATTGATCTACGTAATAGGACTATTCTTTTAGGAAATAAAATGACAGAAATACCAGAACACAAAGACCTTCTGGGCACTGTTAAGAAACTAGGAGCTAAGATGATAGTTGTTTGTATGACTGGTTATTGCGGCGACAAAAGAGTATATCCTGAGGACTGCTTAGTCGTGAATGACCCAAGAGTCACTTTGTATATGCTTAAACATGCCAAAACATAATTATTAAAGAGTCGTTCACTTACGAACATGCAGCATGGCACAATTGGCCATAAACAAGGAGAATACCCAACGATGTACGTTGACGCATTATTTGATAGAAAAGAAGACGTTATTCGCGTTGTTGAAAGACGCGAAGGAAAACGAACCTTTGTAGAATATCCGGTTAAGTATACGTTTTATTACAAAGACCCAAAAGGAAAGCATCAGAGTATCTTTGGCGATAGTCTAAGTAGAATTGTTGCAAAGAATACTAAAGACTTCCGAAAAGAAGTTGCTATTAACAGAGACAAGACACTGTTTGAAAGCGACATTAATCCAATTTTCCAATGCCTAAGTGAAAACTATCTCAATCAGGATTCCCCTAAGCTAAACGTATTGTTTTGGGACATCGAAACTGACTTCGACCCAGTGCGTGGATGGGCTCCGATTGACGACCCGTTTATGCCCATTACAGCTATCACAGTATGCCTACAGTGGCTAGACAGCATGTTGATCACACTAGCAGTACCGCCCAAAGGTCTCCCACTAGAGGAAGCCAGGGCAATGTGTCAAAAGAGATGGGGAGATGAGGTAATACTGTTTCCTAACGATTCCAAAGGCAAAGGTGAGCAGGATATGCTGCTTACGTTCTTGGACCTGTTGGAAGATGCTGATGTGCACAGCGGTTGGAACTGCATTGGCATAAATGAGCAGGTATACCTAGACGATAGAATTAAGACACTAGGAAATATAAAAAAGGGAGACACACTATCTAACGCAAGTGTTGTAAACACGTTTGATTCTGGCTTAAAACAAAAAAATGTACTAGTTGACGATTTTGGCGCAACAATAGATATATCGGATGAGCATGTTATTCCGCATTATTTTAAAGATAAGAGAAAATACAAAAACCTTAATACGCTAAAATTAAATAGCGTCGAAGGTAACATATCCTCTATTAAAGAAAGAATGAAAACTCAAGATGTTTATTTACGGCAGCCAATACACCGCAACACTAATAATGCAATGACTTACGGTAAGCTGTTTACAGAAAATACACTGCCTATTATAACTACGGTCGAGGAGATAGAGGACTCACTTAAATTCCAACAAAGTCATCTATCCAAAGAAAAGTGTATATCAAAAGACGAAGTTATATCGGCTGATATGTGCAGGTTGCTTGGAATGATGTTTACTGACGGTACGTTTGACAGTTATGGCGGCACTTATTCATTTTGCAACTCTAATCAAGTATTGGCCCAGGCAGCAGTTGACATTATAAACAACGAGGGCATTGGATATGTGAATTTAATAAATCGTAGAAAGGATGGTTGTTTCTACGTTGGTTTTAGTAGGCACAATAAATTCTCTGTTCTTCGAAATATGATATACAGTGAATCAGCTAAAAAAGAGTTAAATGTCGAACTATTGTCTATGCTGTCTGAGGACCAGTTCTGTGCGTTTATCAGTGGCTGTATTGATGGTGATGGCTCAGTGGCGACTTGGCATGCGGAGATATGCAATTTTGAGAACCAATCACGTAAACTGAATGTATTATTGAAGTGGAACGGATTTATTACCACAGTAAATGACAACATTGTTCGTATTAAATATGTAGCGTTTTGCAAAGAGCAACTACTCAAAATCAAGCCTTTGCATAGTAAAAAGCAAAAGTTGCCGGCATTATTTGATAAGAAAAATTCAGCCAACTGCAAAATTCGGTGGTTCCACGACGCAGATTCAAACGAGGTCATTGTAAAAGTCAAACGTATTGTTGAAACAGACGAAATGATACCAATGGGTGATATTGAAACTACCTCACATTACTTTGTTTGCAATGGGACAAAAGTTCATAATTCAGAGGGGTATGACGTGCCCTACACTGTAAATCGTATACAGCGCGTATTAAGCAAAGACGACACGCGAAAGTTTTGCCTATGGGGAGAACTTCCTAAGAAGCGAGAATACGAAAAGTTTGGAAAGACATCTGAGACCTATGACTTTGTTGGACGTGTGCATCTTGACAGTCTAAATCTTTATAGGAAATACACTTACGAAGAACGACACACTTATAGACTTGATGCAATCGGCGAGCTAGAGATAGGCGAAAATAAGACGGTATATGAAGGAACACTAGATCAGTTGTATAACAACGACTTTGAAACGTTTGTTGAATACAACAGACAGGACACTGCACTGTTAGACAAGCTAGACAAGAAGCTGAAATTTATTGACTTGTCCAACGAACTTGCACACGCTAACACAGTGATGTTGAAAACAGTTATGGGAGCTGTTGCTATTACTGAGCAGGCAATTATAAATGAAGCACATCACAGAGGTCTGCAGGTACCAAATAGAAAAAAGCATAGTACCGAAAACACGCAGGCAGCAGGTGCATACGTTGCCTTTCCAAAAAAAGGACTACACTTAGCTATAGGTTCAATGGACTTAAATTCACTGTATCCTAGTGTGATTCGAGCACTAAACATGGGGCCCGAAACTGTTGTAGGGCAACTTCGGCCAGACATGACAGACAGAATGGTCCATGAAGCAATGACACTTCAAAAGAAAACGTTTGCAGGTGCATGGGAAGGTCATTTTGGAAGTCTTGAATATGTTGCTGTAATGGACAAACGAAAAGACGTTGCGTTGACTATTGACTGGGAGGATGGTAGACACGATGTGCTCAGCGGTGCAGAAATATACAAACTGATATTTGAAAGTCGAATGCCTTGGATGATCAGTGCTAATGGCACAATCTTTACAACTGAGTTTGAAGGAGTTATTCCGGGTCTTTTAAAGCGTTGGTACGCTGAACGTAAAGACCTACAGGGAATGTTAAAGAAAGCTATTACAGCCGGTAACAAAACCGAAATAACATTTTGGGACAAGCGTCAACTGGTAAAGAAAATTTCGTTGAACTCTCTTTATGGGGCAATTTTGAATCCGGGCTGTAGATTTTTTGACAAGCGAATCGGACAGTCAACTACACTAACCGGTAGACAGATCGTTAAACATATGAGCGCAGAAGTAAATAAAACCATTACTGGGGTGTATGACCATGTCGGAGAAGCTGTAATTTATGGTGACAGTGTGACCGGAGACACTTTAATTACGCTTAATGATAAAAAGATTTCTATCGAAGATCTATTTAATCGTTTTGATTACAGAGTAATACAAGATCAAGGCAAGGAATACGCAATTCCTAGAACTGAAATGGAAAAAGAAAATAACGCAGTGCTTGGTTACAATGCTTTTGAAGATGAAGCGGTATTTGGAGAAATAGCTTACGTGATGCGACACAAGACCAAAAAGAAGTTATACGAAATTGAAACTGATGACGGGAAGAAGGTCACAGTAACAGAAGATCATAGTTTAATTGTAGACCGACACGGAATTACTACTGAGGTTACTCCGAAAAACTTAGAAGAAGATGACTTAATTATTACTATCTAACTGACAAATTATCTACAGGAGGTATCCAATTGAATACTATTAGAACAAAAGTAAAGAAAGTTACTTGCTTAGGCGAAGTAGACGACTATGTGTACGATGTGTCAATGGTTCAACAAGATCCGTTCTTTTTTGCTAACGACATACTAGTACACAACACTGACTCAGTCTACTTCAGTGCGTATCCTACGCTGAAAAAAGACATCAAGGAAGGTAGTATCCCTTGGGATAAGGACAGTGTAGTTTCTCTATATGACCAAGTTAGTGCACAAGTAGACACTACGTTTGTAGACTTTGCAGCAAAAGCATTTCATTGTGCTAAGTCTAGAGCAGAAGTTATCAAAGCAGGCAGAGAGATTGTTGCTAGCTCGGGATTATTTATTACTAAAAAGCGATACGCTACACTAGTATACGACGACGAAGGAAAGCGCAAAGATGTAGATGGGGCGGAAGGTAAAGTCAAGGCAATGGGGCTAGACTTACGACGCAGCGACACTCCAGTGTATATGCAGGACTTTTTGAAAGAAATACTGTATATGGTTTTGACAAATGTTGATCGAGAAATAGTACTAGATCGAATTACTGTATTTAGAAAAGAATTTATAGATAGACCTGCTTGGGAAAAAGGCACTCCCAAACGTGTAAACAATCTAGGACATTATCAACGTCTTGAAGAAAAGCAGGGCAAGGCCAACATGCCAGGCCACGTAAGAGCAGCAATAAATTGGAACGCCCTTAGACGCATGCACGGAGACCAATATTCACAAGAAGCAACTGATGGAATGAAATGCATTGTTTGCAAACTAAAACCTAATCCATTGGGATATACTAGCATTGCATATCCAACTGATGAGTTACGTTTGCCGGAATGGTTTAAAGAGTTGCCGTTTGACGATGGTGCAATGGCAGGAACTATTATCGATAATAAGCTAGGCAATCTTATAGGAGTACTTGATTACGACTTAGAAAGCACAAAACAAACAACTACGTTCAATAGTCTTTTTGACTTTGGAAGCTAAACCTAAATAAACTTGTTGACAATCAACAGGTTATATCATATACTGTACGAAGTATAATTAAACTAAAAGGATTAAAAATGAAGGATATTTTGCAAGACGTAGTAGCTCACACCCACGCATTGGGCTTCCTGACAATTATTAAGATAACCAACGACGAAAACACTCAGATTGATTCAATGGCCGAAGATCGAAGTGTAATAATGAGTGCAACTACCCACACTCCGGTACCACAGTTTCACGGTACCTTTGGTATGACTAACTTGGACAAGCTAAGCCTCCACCTAAAGAATCCCGAGTACAAGAACGATGCTAAGATTGAAGTAGTATCCAAGCAAAAGGACGGCGTTGATATTCCGACCTATGTACACTTTGAGAATGCTGCCGGTGACTTTGAAAACGACTATCGCTTTATTTCGCAAAACGTAGTTGAGGAAAGACTTAAGACTGTAAAGTTCAAAGGAGCAGCTTGGAACATTCAAATAGAACCTACTATGGCTTCTATTGCTCGAATGAAGCTAATGAGTGCAGCACATTCAGAAGAAATTATCTTTAATGTAAAAACCAAAGGCGGTAACCTAGTGTTTAGCTTCGGTGATGCAAGTACTCACGCTGGCGAGTTTGTTTTTCAGCACGGAGTGGAAGGTACACTTAAACACACCTGGAGCTGGCCTGTTGCACAGATTCAAAGCATCCTAAATCTGGACGGTGAGCTGACTATGTGCATTTCAGACCAGGGTGCTATGATGATTTCAGTTGACAGCGGCATGGCCAAGTACGATTACATTTTGCCAGCTCAGTCTAAATAAAGCGAGGTCAATATGAACGAAGACAACGAAGTAGACCTTTACGAACTTGCAAGATTATTTGACGCTGCGTTAGCGTCAAATAACCGCAGTGTCAAAAAAGCACTGCGTAACTTTATGCTAGTAGCAAGCATTGTCGAGGCTGAGGAAATATCTGCAGGTCCTGGACCGTTAGCTAGTATTCTCAGTCGTATATCTACTCTTGAAAAAGAAGTTATAACTATCAATCAAGCAGCAAGGTATAAAGACTATAACGACGGGCAATACTTTAACGGCATTGGCCGCTGGGACGTCGGTAACCTACCTGTTGGCAGTAACGTGGGTACAGCAAAGTATAAAATTCCGACAAACAGTACAGTGTACGGAAACTTTGACGACTTACTGAATACTAAAGGAAAGTAATGAATAAAAACCTAACAGCAGAACAAAAAGATTACGCATTTTTCCTGCCAGCACTTAGTGGTTTTTATGCCACCTACGTAGGTAAGCAACGGTACGGTGAATATGTGTTAACATCACGCATTCCCAGTAACTTTAATCACGGAGTTGAAAGTCTAAATTACCTAAACCATAAAGAAGGCCAGTTCCAGTACAAATGGAGTTTGTATTCTGCTGGTCACGCTGAGCTTGATATTAACAAGCACTCACCTAAAGAAGACATGATACGCAACCGTGATCGTGAGAACACATGGATGTTGGCGGATTCCGGTGGATTTCAAATCGGGAAGGGTGTTTGGGAAGGTGACTGGAAAGATCCAAACTGTCCTAAAGCGCAGAAGAAGCGCGATGGAGTTCTGCGCTGGATGGATGCGTACATGGACTATGGCATGATCCTTGACATCCCTGCATGGGTAGCACGTAGCCCAGAAGGCGCCAAAGCAACGGGAATAAGCACTTACAGTGAAGCAGTAGCAGCAACTCGTATTAATAACGACTATTGGATGAAGCACAGAACCGGAGCATGCAAGTTTCTCAACGTATTACAAGGTGAAAATCATGCAGACGCCGAAGACTGGTATCAGCAGATGAAAGACTACTGCGATCCAACTATCTATCCAGACCGCCATTTCAATGGATGGAGTATGGGTGGGCAAAACATGTGTGACGTTCATCTCGTGCTTAAACGGCTTGTAGCACTGCGATTTGACGGCTTATTAGAGCAAGGCATACATGACGTAATGCACTTCCTGGGAACAAGCAAGCTAGAGTGGGCTACTTTGTTAACCGATATACAACGTGCGGTTCGCAAGTATCATAACCCGAACTTCATGGTTACTTTTGACTGTGCGTCACCGTTCCTTGCTACAGCAAACGGACAAATTTATATTCATACCGAAACACCTGATCGCAAGAAATGGGTCTACAGGATGCAGCCCAGCATAGACAACAAGAAGTATTCTACTGACAGTCGACTATTTCGTGACACTGTGCTAACTGATGGCGTCTTTAAGAACTTTACAGACAGTCCTCTTACAAAAGAACTAAAAGTATCAGATGTGTGTATCTATGCGCCGGGTGATCTAAATAAGATCGGTAAAGAAGGAAAGACTAGCTGGGATTCATTTAGTTACGCTATTCAAATGGGTCACAACGTGTGGAGTCACATCAACGCTGTACAAGAAGCAAACAGACAGTACGACAACGGTATTGTACCTAAGATGCTAGTTGAAGAACAGTTTGATCAAATATTCTTTCGTGATGTAGTGGACAAGATATTTGCACAGACAACGCGAGAAGCTGCTCTGGATATAGTAAACGACCACAGCCGTTTTTGGATGTCAATTCCTGGCACCCGAGGAGCAGTAGGTAAAAAAACAGTAAACGCCAGTACTTATTTTGATAACTTGTTTGAATCTTCGTCACAAAAAGATGATGATCTTGCAGAAGATGCAGAACAGAACTTGGAGATTTTAGAAGATGAACAACCCGAGTAAAGAAGTAAATCGACTAGAAGAACTTAAATTTCAACACAACAAGGTTGACACGCTAGTTAAACGGCGCTATACTGAGTATGCTTCGAACTACGAAATTAATCGTTTTAAAAACCATCAAACTATGGTACAAAGACAAAATCCACCGACTTAATAAAAACTAAAGGTACAACATGAAGCGTGATTATGAAGGACAAACAGCAGAGGGTGTAGTGTTCTTTGTGGGCATAGAGGTCGAAAAGACTCCAGCGTTCGGAATGCGTACTCTGTTTGTTACTGGACTACAGGACGTAAACGAGATACGAGCAATCGCAGACGAGGAAGAGTGTACACACATCTTCTTTGGAGCCAATCATAGTTTTAAAATAAACAGTAATGATGACTGGTTCGAATGGGATGAGATGATCAAAACTTTTCTTAAACAGGACTTCCTGTGTAGCTTGGATATTGACGTTACACTTGCTGAAGACTTTCTCGAAAGCGAGCTAGTAGAATACAATAACTTTATTCCGCAAATAAGAATTCCCATGCCTTATATTAAGCAGTGGAATTACAACACAATGGTCAAACTTGACGACCGTGACTTCAAAGCTACTAACCCTGGTGTATGGTGTCATAACCTGCATGACCTAATGAGTCGTGACAGATTTACAAATTGGAATGAATATACACTTGACAAAATCGTAAAGTAATCGTATACTTACAGTATACAAACTAAGAGGTAAAAGCAATGTTAGAAATATACGTATCAGGCACAGCAAATAGTGGTAAGAGCACTATTAGTGCTTTAATTAAAAAAGTGCTAGCTGATTACAATATCCATGCAACTGTTAGGCCAGCCTTGCCGGGCGAGCTAGCTGCTGATCATGACGCTCTTGCGGATTTAGATAAAAAGATGGAAGCAATTGCATCTGGTATCGAAATGCGAGGCGAGAGCGTAGAAATACTGGAATGCCAAATGACACGGGGCAGTGCAGCAATCGGAGTGCCGCAATGATAGCCAGTAAGCGTACATTTATTAAAGTGCGTACTAGCTTTGAAGGATTTCATAAGTATCCAAATGCAGGTCAAATCGACCCCAGAATACAGTTTCTTGAACATGAGCACCGGCATTTATTTTACGTAGAAGTAAAACTTTCAGTAGACCATTTAGACAGAGAACTAGAATTTTTCTTAGTTAAATGGGCATTACAAGATTTTATAAAAGCAGGAAATCAAGACCACAAATCTTGTGAGATGATTGCTGATGATATACTAGAAAAGCACCTCTTACCCTTATACGGTGAACGGTACTATGAAATCGTAGTCTCAGAAGACGGCGAGTCCGACGGCATTATTGAATATTTGCCGTAATTAATAAACACTAACCCAACAAGGCTTCGGCCTTAATTACAATTACTAAGGAATACAATATAATGGCTATTAAAAACCCTACAGTAAACAAGATCTTTAACGACTTGGATGCATACCGCGACTTTTGCCGACTAGAGGGCAAAGTCTATAACGAAGCTGATTTGTACCGGGGACAGTCGCCAGTATGGCAGGCATATCAAAAATATCAAGGGTGGTTGCGAGCAAAAGCCCGCGGAAACTTTCGGAGAGGCTAATGACTATTTACATTGTAGACGTTGAAAGTGTATCAACACGATACACTGGTGAGTGGAAGCAACACTTACCTGCGCAACTGCGTCAAGCTACAATGGAAGATATTGTCGTTATCTCAGGTGGAGAAACTCCTCAGGCTACAACGCCTGGGGCGTTCCTTAACTTTGGCGGAACCAATGTTTACAAGAGTAAACAGTTAGAACAGATTGGTGAACTATTCTGCAAAGGCGAGATAAACAACGGCGATTACTTCTTGTATACTGATGCATGGAATCCTACCGTAATACAATTGCGCTACATGGCAGAACTATTGAGCGTAGATATTAAAATAGGCGGACTTTGGCACGCAGGAAGTTACGATAAAAATGACTTCTTGGGCAGACTTATAGGTAATAAGCCATGGGTAAGATATGCCGAACAGTCAATGTTTCACTGTTATGATCATAACTTCTTTGCTACTGACTTCCATATTGATATGTACTTGAGTGCCTTTGTCATCCGCAGTATGAAAGACTGTGTCGGCGCAGAGTTAGTTAAGTCAGGTAAAATAGTGCGTACCGGCTGGCCGATGGAATATTTACAAGAAAACTTGAGCAAGTTTGCAGGACAAGAAAAAGAAAACTTAATCCTTTTCCCTCATCGTGTTGCGCCAGAAAAGCAAGTGGAGATATTCCGTGATCTAGCAAAGGAAATGCCAGAGTACGAATTTGTAGTTTGCCAAGACACTGAGCTAACCAAGGATGAGTACCATGCGCTGCTAGCTAGAGCAAAACTAGTGTTTAGTGCAAACCTGCAAGAAACACTGGGCATCAGCTGGTATGAAGGCGTGTGTGTGGGAGCAATTCCAATGGTGCCTAACAGACTAAGCTACAGCGAAATGGGCAGTGATGTATTTAAGTACCCTAGCAGATGGACTGAGAACTTTGCAGCATACTGCGAAAATAAACAAGAAATAAAAGCTAGAATCAAAGTGTACATGGAAAATTACGACAGATACCTTCCGGCACTGGCTAAACAAAAAGAAGTGCTAGCGAAAGAATTCTTTAGCGGAGACACAATGTATGACATTATTAAAGCAAGGTGAAACTTCGTTGGTTACGAATGACGAGACTGGCACTATTGCAAGCAACATCAATTGGATTAACCCTGCTAACTGGAGTGTAAATAGCATCAGTGCAGTCTCAGTAAACGGCAGTCTTTTTAATACCAATGATGATTTCTTTTTCCCGAGCAGGTACAACCAAATACCGTTCAAAACAGCGTTTCCGGCGTTTGATCAAGTACAACTGATGTGTGACCAGTATCCGGGACTTGAGCGAGCATACGAGAATTTTAGAACTGCGTATGTGCTAGTAGAGCAGGACTGGAAAGGAAAGCAAGATGCTAGATGATATACATTCGTCCAACGGGTCGTTAATAGTCGCTGGTGCTAGTAATAGCGGTCCTTATGTTAACTGCGGTCCAGATGACCCTCGAGCAGTGCCCGGAGATGTAAGATATAGCAACCACATGTTCCAGGTATTTGCAAGCGGATGCTGGACTACACTGTTTAGTAATGTAGCAGACGTAAGCTTACGAGATGACGATATTAACGCTCTGCGTTGGGCAAAAGATAAGATGCTGGAGGAGGAAACAGAAAAGAAACTAATGAACAAATACCCTGCGCTGAAAAAAGCAAAGGAAAACTACAACACAATTAGAGCACTAGTAGAAAATGACAACTAAAAAGTATTACACGTGGCAAGATGTTGAAACTGCGGTTACTGCCATTGCACTACAAATGTACAAAGACAAATGGCGCCCTGATTACATTGCTGGAATTACTAGAGGCGGGTTACCCATTGCAACTATGCTCAGTCACTTAATTGATGTTCCTATGCACACACTAGATGTTAGACTGCGCGACACTACTGATATGGGACCTGAGAGCAATTTATGGATGGCTGAAGATGCGTTCGGCTATGTGTCAAACGAACTGGATCAACCAGCGCCTAGCTGCCGTTGGGATATTAGCAAGCGTAAGAATATCCTTATTGTAGACGATATTAATGACACAGGTGCTACCTTCAGCTGGATTAAGGAGGACTGGCAGAGCGGATGCTTGCCGTCCGAACAATACGCTTGGGATTCTGTTTGGACCAAAAACGTGCGGTTTGCTGCTATGACAGAAAATACTAGTGGCGACTTTCGTGACGTACAATACTTCTGGGCCGCAATAGATAAAAAAGAAAAAGACCAATGGCTATCTTTTCCTTGGGAGAGAGACTCGTTATTAGCTAGAGTTTCTGACAAGAGGCGTGGTACTTCTTCAGATTAGAGATGTCTACATCCTTACCGCAAGAACATGCAATCTTAAGACGCCCTTTCTCCCATCCCTGAGGAATCTCAGAAGGGAGGAATCTTTTTTCTGTTTGTAACATAGTATTGTGATAATAGCTTTTACCCTTTGCAGCAGTAGACCAAGATTCGAAATTTAACGGTAACTTGCCTCTTCTAGACCAGCGAGGCTTATAGGCATGCTTTAGGCCGTAGCAAGGATTATTCTCTCCATAATAATTCCTATTTGCGATGTATTCCTTAAAATTTGGGCTAGATGAATTGTCGCCACCTACGCCGCCATAGTTCATGTTGTAGCCAGTTCCGTGAATGAAGTGAGTATTATATTCTTTAATAAAATGCTCCTCCATTTCCGTCAACGCATGATCTTTATCAAGAGTTTGGTATAGACATTGAACAGAAAATTTCTTTGAGGAATACTTACGCATAGCTTTATGGAATACTGTTTTGCTGCCATTGTTTGCAGATTGACAATGCCTTTGGAATCTATTTTTTGGATGGTGTGATGTAAAGCCTACGTATTGCTTGCCGTTAATGTTGTTCGTAATAAGGTATATAGAATAAATAATCATGCTGTTGTTGTCCTTTAATAATAGAGTAGTCAGGTATTGCTGTACCGTGGATTACACTTTATTTATCCTTTCGTTGACGACCTATTAAAATTCAAATATAATGTACTAACTGAGAGCTATCAATTATGAATACAAGCTTCTATCACTTTTCCTTGGGAGTCGACTCGTTTTGCTCCTTGGGGAGAATGACTTTTACGCTTGGCCACAAATAATCACAGACATTGACAAAAATCTAAATACGTGGTACAATGTATTAAGTCAGAATAAGGACATCCTCGTCCTTTCATAACTCGGAGAAATAATGACACAAACAATTTCGGAAGTAATTAAGCAACGGTTGAATAACGCTGGTGCCCGGTACTGGGCAGGTGATAACATTTCAGAATACATTCTCGATGGTGAGAAGGAAGAACTAATTCTAGAACTAGCAGATCAGTTTACAAGCGTTCTTGACAGTTTAGTAATTGACCGATACACTGATCCAAATTCAATGGACACTGGTCGACGTCTTGCTAAAATGTACATCAACGAAGTAATGAGCGGCCGCTATAACCCTGCCCCAAAGGCAACTGCATTCCCAAACGAAGGCATCGAAGCTTATACTGGCATGTTAGTAGTGCGTTCAGAGCTGCGTAGTATGTGTTCGCATCATCACCAGCCCGTAACTGGTGTTGCCTACATTGGAATTATCCCAGGTAAGAAAGTAATCGGTCTCAGTAAGTACACTCGCATTGCTCAATGGTGTTCAAGGCGCGGCACTCTACAGGAGCAATTGGCTAACAACATTGCTGAGGAAATACAAAAAGCAACTGAATCATTGGATGTGGCTGTGCACGTAGGCGCCGAACACGGATGCTGTACTAATAGGGGAATTATGGCTACTAGCTCGTTAACCCAAACTACTGTGCTGAGAGGAGCATTTAAATCTGACCCAAGTACAAAGAAAGAATTTTTTGATAACATTAAACTACAACAGTCGTCGGGTGGTAAGGGAGTTTACTAATATGAAATTGAGGTACTCAGAAGTTTTCTCCAGTTTGCAAGGTGAAGGTTTATTTGTAGGCGTTCCTAGCGTATTTTTGAGAACCTTTGGTTGTAATTTTCGCTGTGAAAATTTCGGCCTGGAACGGGGGACTCCTAAAGCTAAACACAATCCTGAAGTTAAGGAACTTATCACAAGTGACAGACTTAATGACATCGACAAGTTTGAGGACTTGCCTATAATTCATACAGGCTGTGATACATACGCTAGTATCTACCCTGAATTTAAGAAATACATGAAAGATGGAGAAGTTGATAGTGTGGTCAAACACTTACTTAGTGTTACCCCACAAGGCAAATGGACCATGGACAACGGTCAAGACATCCACTTAATACTTACCGGAGGTGAACCAATGCTATGGCAGAAGTTTTGGCCTAAACTGCTAGAACACCCCGGAATGCATGATCTTAAAAACATAACTATTGAAACCAATGGCACCCAGCCATTGTCACCGGAATTAGTTGCCGCATTGTTGAGCAGGCCCGAGGTGAAGTTGATGTGGAGTTGCTCACCTAAACTAACAGTATCCGGTGAGGCGTGGAAAGCTGCGATAAAGCCTGAAATAGTTGCAAGCTATACTCAAGAACTTCCTAACAGCGACATATACCTCAAGTTTGTTGTAGCAGACGAAGTTGATGTTGAAGAAGTACACACAGCAGTTGGTGAGTATCAATCAACAGGAGTAGCGTGTCCTGTATATTTGATGCCGTTGGGCGGCCGCAGTGAAGAATACGAAATGAACGAACAGCGAGTAGCTGATATTGCTATAAAGCAGGGATGGAGGTTCTCACCGAGGCTACAAATTCAATTGTATGGTAATAAGTGGGGCACGTAGTACTACATAGGAGAAACAGATGAGTTTTTGGAAAAAGATTACAGGACTTGAAAAAATTGAAAGAGAAAGAGCGATTGTCGAGGCTCGGCTTGAAAAGGTAATGGAAGATGTTACCCGAGCGGCAGCCGAAGAGTTTGAGAGAAAACAAGCTCGTGAAGAGGCAGCCAAGGAAGCAGCAGCCGAAAAAGAAAGACTTGATAAAGAAGCTGTATTTAATGCGCTAGACCCAAAAGCCCAAGCAACCCAAAAAGGCGAAGAGTGGGTTCAAATACTTGACACCCACGTAAATAAAGACAATATCAGAAACGGGTTTTTTGAACTTGATTGGAATGAGTTTTTTATTATACGATTAAGAGCAGAAGGATACGGGCTCGAAGCTGATCCAGAAGAAGAAATAGTAGATCGATGGTTCCGTGATATTATCTTTAACATGCTACAAGAAGACGGGTTGGCCACCGACAGAGGATACGGTTATATCAACGTGGAGCCAATTAGTAATAACAAGTCGGAGGTGTCATGACATTCATTTTACTATTCTTATTAAAGGTCTTGCTAGCACTTATAGTAATCGCTGGCATCTTTGCTACTGCAATTGGTCTGCTAACATTAGTACAATTTGCTCGCTCTAAAAGTCTGCCAATGGATAAGAGTAATAGAATTAACCATATCAGGCTGTGGTGGTTTGTATTAACTCGCCCTGAACTTTTTGTAAACGACTTTCCTTGGCTTAAGAACGACGAGCTTGACAACACCAAGAAGGACTGATCATGGAAGTAAATTCACTAAAGCCAAGTACGAAATTGAACCCACGCGGGTACTCAATAGGTACATGGACATTGCTTGATCCTCTTCCAGGCCTGCCTGATAATAGAATGCCTCTGTTAGAGGGAGAGGATAATAAATTTACTTTTGGTGTAGATTCTAGACTGCTATCTATTTCGCGGCGCCGCGATTTATTTGAATGGGTTGAGAAAACGTTTGAGCCAGACTTATACAAGATTACAGGAGAATTCGAAGAGCACATATGGTTTGAACAAGAAAAACACCGTACTCTGCTAATTATGAAATGGAGTTGACATCCAGTAACCTATATGCTACAATATACTTTAAATGAAACATTAACTGGATCTTTTTCATGAATAAAACTTACATACTAATTGACACGTCAAATTTGTTTTTTCGAGCACGTCACGTCGTACGCGGTGACATCGACACTAAAGTTGGTATGGCTCTGCACATTACCCTAAACTGTATAAAGAAAGCCTGGACTGACTTTAACGCAGACCACGTCATCTTCTGTCTCGAAGGACGCAGTTGGCGCAAGGACTTTTATGCTCCTTACAAGCGTAATAGAGCAGCAGTTCGATCAGCAATGACCGCACAAGAGGAAGACGAAGATACTGCATTTTGGGAAATCTATGAAGAGTTTACTAACTTTGTTAAAGAAAAAACTAACTGCACTGTTATTCGTCATCCTAATCTCGAAGCAGATGACCTCATAGGTGGCTTTATTCAACTGCACCCAGACGACTCGCACGTTATTATCAGCACAGACGGTGACTTTGCTCAGCTAATTGCTCCTAACGTGACGCAATATAATGGTGTAGCTAATATAACCATTACACACAAAGGTTACTTTGACGATAAGGGTAAGGAAATAATTGAAAAGGCAACCAAAGAACCTAAACCCGCTCCGCACCCAGAGTGGCAATTGTTTGAAAAGTGCATGAGGGGTGATACTAGCGACAATGTATTTTCAGCGTATCCAGGCGTGCCTAAAAAAAGCACCAAGAATCGAGTGGGCTTGTTGGAAGCATTTAACGATAAGCATGCAAAAGGATTCAGTTGGAATAACATGATGTTGCAACGTTGGTCTGATCATGACGGTAACGAGCACAGGGTACTTGATGACTATCATCGTAATGTAATACTGTGCGACCTAACTGCACAGCCACAAGACATACGTGCTATGATTAACGAGACCATTGATAATATTGAAACTAAACAAGTTACACAAGTGGGCATGCGACTAATGAAGTTCTGTGCCAAGTGGGATATGCAGCGAATTGCAGATCAAGCACAGTCCTATGCAAATGCACTAAATGCAAGGTATACAAAATGAAACTATTGCCGTTCGAAGATCAATTAGAGCTTGTAGAAGCAGCAGCTAATGGAATTGCTGTATCGGTTTTTCTTAATGTCGATGATTACGAGGCGCAATATCAAAAGAACTACTTTGCGACGCTAGGATTCAACGGAAAAGAGAAGTGGAAGATATGCACTATATTGTCTGAGGTTAAAAATATGCCTGGGCATTATGTAGTAGTAGGAAAGAACAATCAAATAGTCTGTGGGCTACACGGTGATATTTTCTATATAGAGGACGAAGAAGCAGAAGCAGACGAGGAGTACGTAGATTAATGGCAACAAAAGTTAAAATGATTATTAAAGATAAGTTTTGGATTGTCGAAGAAGACGGAGACCGAATTGGTACACTGAGCTTAAACGATGATCGCTATATGTTTAGTAACAAAGCAGAAACATGTTACTTTGACAATACTCAACAAATTAAAAAGAAATTTGGTTTCAACATTACGTGGAGTGACAAATCTAGTTCAGTAGATAATACTAATGATGTAACACTCGAAGCATACGGATATCCTACTAGCGTTGCGCCGTTTAACCGTATCTATGACGTTAAGCGTCACTTGCCTTTATTTACAAAAAGCGAAAAGTCTAAAAGTATGTATTGTGCAGGGTATCATATTATAAAGTTCAATAAAGGCTGGGTTAGAAGTTTTTGCCCTAAACTTAGTACTGTCGAACAGTACGAAACAAAAGGCCCCTTTAAGACAGAGTTCGAAATGAGGCAGGAGCTAATCCGTGCAGTCAATTGAGCCGTTAAATACTATGCCTATACAGCAGTTTATGCAGCAGGTTAAATCTGCTGATAATAGCCGAGCAAAAGAAGTAAAGATGGATATAATCCAAGCAAAGAATCTTGCGTTTACACTAGGAGCAGTAATGGCGAGGCTTAATGGCGACCTTGAGAAGCTAATCACAGAAAGTAAAAGCAACGACAGTGCTGTATTACAAGTACAAGTGGACGGCGGAACCAGCTGGAAGTAAACTGCACAGATATCACTAATACGCTAAATATATACGTAGTTAATAAGGAACCACGTATATGTCACGACCTAAACCAACAGTCATACTCGAAAATATAAACAACAAGACATACCGATCAGAGCAAGTACTCGAAGCAGAAGCAATTTGGGCCGTGTTTTATCAGGACCGGCCCTTTAATTTAAAAAGCTCAAACGCCCTTACGAACTACCCTGGACCAAAATACAAAAAGACTAGCTTTTCAAATCCAGGGCACGCCATTAATCTTGCAAAAAAACTAAACGACTTATTTAAGTGTTGCGACTTTTCTGTGCACAAACTAGAGTCAGGTGAGAAAGTATGTCCATGAACTGGAAAGAACTATACACTAAAATGTTTTTAGCTGCCCTGGACCAGAGTACAAACGAGCTAAGTGTTAAGCAACATCTGTCTCTGTGGTGGCAGAACACACGAGTTAAAGAGATAGGCGGACTGAGACTAACTGAGCAAGGCATGGACGTGTTGACAGAGATTGGGTTACGCACATACAATATACCCTACCCACCCGGAATGGCCACTACTACTCAAATAATAATCTTCCTAGATCACTTTATCGAGTGTCCGTACTATCTCACCAGCAAAGGAGTTATAGTCACGAACGAACGGAAGGCAGTAGAGCTTACTCTATTTTCGGGCGACATACGCAAGTACGGAATGATAAAGGCTATGAGTCAGTCAAAAAAAGAAAAATAATTTTAAAAAAATAGTTGACATTGTTGCTAAAGATGCTATCATGTTTAAGTGCGTTAAACAAAACGCGAACGAAACTAAACAAACTATAAACGACAAAGGTATTACACCGTGGCCCAAGCAGAAACACAAGCACGTACAGTTAGTCCTAACGGCGCAAAACGCAGCATTCTACACGCTATCCGCAAAAAGCGTCCTATATTTTTGTGGGGCCCCCCGGGCATTGGCAAAAGTGAAATTGTAGAGCAGATTGCTGGTCAGATCAACGCAAAGGTTATTGACATTCGTCTAAGCCTTTGGGATCCAACTGACATTAAAGGCATTCCGTATTACGATCCTGAGCAGAAGAAAATGGTATGGGGTGCACCTAGCGAATTGCCAGACCAAGCAATGGGAGCAAAGTACGAAAACATCATCCTGTTCCTGGACGAGATGAACAGTGCCGCTCCAGCAGTACAAGCGGCTGCCTATCAGCTGATTCTTAACCGTAAGGTAGGTACTTACGAGCTACCAGATAACGTAATGATTGTTGCTGCTGGTAACCGAGAAAGCGATAAAGGTGTAACCTATCGTATGCCGGCACCGTTGGCCAACCGATTTGTTCACTTGGAAATGAAAGTCGACTTTAACGATTGGTTTCAATGGGCTGTAGACAACAAGATCCACAGAGACGTTGTAGGCTACGTTACGTTTGCTAAGAAAGACCTTTACGACTTCGACCCTAAGTCACCAAGTCGTTCATTTGCTACTCCGCGTAGTTGGACTTTTGTAAGCGAGCTAATTGAAGACGACATCGATGATGCTACTACTACTGACTTGGTCAGTGGGTCAATTGGCGAAGGTCTAGCTGTAAAGTTTATGGCACATCGACGCGTTTCGGCTAGCATGCCTAACCCAACTGACATCTTAGCAGGCAAGGTCAAAGAAATGGAGACACGCGAAATCAGCGCAATGTACTCTTTGACTGTTGCAATGTGCTACGAGCTCAAGGAAGCATGCGACAAGAACGATAAAAAGTTCGATAACAAAGTCAATAACTTCCTGCGGTTTTCAATGGACAACTTTGATACCGAGTTGGTTGTTATGGGTATTAAGTTGGCGCTAACACAATACAGCTTGCCAATTGATCCAGACGCTGTTGCTTGTTTTGATGAGTTCCATGAACGTTACGGTAAGTACATCAAAGCTGCTCAAGGCGTATAGACACAAGATTAGCGCAGCGTAAGACCTGCGCTATTTTTTTTGAAAGGTGATTGTATGACAAAGAACTGTAATAACGTCGTTTTCTACTATCGCATGCCCAAGAACGGCAATGCTGATCTTCACAACAACAAGCCCAAGTACACATCGTGGCCCAAACTTGAACATCACGATAGCGGTCCGGCTGTATCGTGGGCCGAAAGCTATTACGGCAATACATACGATTGTGGGTTTATAACTATGCCCAATCTGTTCACAGCGTGTGAGGTAATTAATTCTATCGACAGTCGAGGACAAAGCGCAAAGGTTCCTCAAGCGGTTGTTTACTGTAAAGAGAAAGATTGCTACTTTGAGTTCGACTTTCGAGTAGACGGACTAATCGAAAGTGTTATGGCCGACGGAATCGCTAACGGAAAGTTTAATGCTCCTATGTCGTTCCGATTTGCTGGCAGCAACTATTACTTTGTTCCTACAGCAGGGTCGTTCCAAAAGTTTAAAGAGACGTTTACGATTAACAACGCACCCAAGACTGCTACCAGTACAGCTATAGAGATTGGCGTTCCGTTTGTTGGTGCACACGAACAAGTATACACCTACATGGGTTCGTTCACTTGTACCAAAGACGAAACCTACAACCCGTATGGTGATGTGCAAGAGCGGACTGACTACAGTGATAATACTGTCCACGTGTACTACAGAAACCGCTTCGCCAAACACCTCTCGACCAAATACAACTTTAACGAAACCTCGTTTAGTGTCTCGAAGTCTAAAATGAACGTCAAACGACTGTATGACGTTAACGAAGACGAGATAACTACTTTTGACACTAGTAAAGTATTCATCGAGGCCGACGGCGGCTGCAAAGGCAGCTATGGTATCGGTCATAGGTTTACACTTAAACTTAACTTTGAAAAGAAAACATTGCAGTTCGTAGAAAAAGAAAAAGTAAACGACGGTCGAGGAATGTGCTTTTGGCGTTGACAGCGTAGCAAACAAGTGCTATACTACATAAACAAATTAGATAAAGAGGTTATTATGAGCAAGAAAGCAGAC